TGAAGAAACCATAGCCGAAGAGTGCTTACGTTGTGAGTTGCTCGGTCGCTATGAAACCCTCATTGGCAGTGAAGCCTTTGATGCAGATTGGGAAGATCACAATGAACCCCTCTCTGCTGAAGAGCAAGCCAAGTTAGTCGCCGCAATTATGGGCGTAATCAACAAAGAAAAAGGGGAAACCTCATGAGAGTTAGTTCACGAGATGCCTGGAAACCAATACAGAATCGCCAGGACTTCAAAACCCATGGTTCGTTATGGGGTACAAATCGTCCCTCTTTATATACGGGTATGCTTGACGGGTATGACATGTCTGAGTACCGAAACAAATATGAAGACATTGACTTCGTTGTTATGTCATACCAAACACCAATTGCTTGGCACTACAAGTCAGCTGACTGTTGGCACATCGTGCGCAGTAAGTTTTCTGTTACCACAAGTAAGCACCAAACTCTTATCCTCAAAGGGGTCATCTAATGATTAGACAGGACGTAAGAGATGCTCAGGCAGTTGAGTCAGCAGTCGATGTAATTGAGATCGTTGACAAGTCCATGGCCAAACATTCGGGTCATCAAATGATGCCCGTGTCTGATATGTGTGACGTCCTGTTGGATATCAGGTCACGCATGTCCCTAACCATTAAGAGGTACAACGATGAATGACAGATGGATTCGTACAAAGATGATGAACCTCAATCTTGACATCTGTGTGCTGGAAGATGACCTAATCTCCACACCTTGGTGGAGGGTATTGCGTAACCGTAGTATCCGCCGTAGCATTGATCAATTAGAACAGAAACTCAAGATGTATGAGTTTGACTACGAAAGTTTGATTGATGCAGTACTTACTGAGCAAGAGAGTAGGAAGTGGGCTGACCCATGCGATCATGAGTACGAGTCATACTGTCCTGATTGCGGGATTGACTCCCCTGAATACAAATAACTAACCATTAGATCTACGAGGAAGGTAGGGGGTTTGCTTGTTGTTTACCCTTCATGCAGTACTTGAAAGTCGGAGGAAGTGACCTTCCGTCGCTAGACTTGACGGCTCGGAGAGACGAGCACACAACGCAATCGTGCGTACGTCCAATCAAGGAGAACCATCTCATGGATGAAACAGAAGACACTTGTATTTGGCTAATAGAAAGTGGTCAAGACGAGTTTGGTTATTCCACAGTGTTTGAATGTGGTGCGCCAGTAACATACAATGCCAGCGGTTGGTCATGCGCCTCAGGCCATGTCCACCATTCATACGGGTCTTTGGCCTGGGAGCAAGAGCAATTTGAACATCGTGGTGACCCAGCTTACGGCTGGTAATCATTAGCCACGCGTTAAACAATCTAATCATTAGGAGAACCACCATGCAATTACAAGACTTCGTTAACTTTAACGACCTCTACTTTCAGACATACGAAGGCTGGGACAAAGCCCCTGCCACAGTGTGGGATACACAAACAGACGGATCAGTAGTTCCACCTGAGTTGATGTATGTGAATGACAACCCTTATGAACTCATGCATGAGTTTGCTTCACTCGGTGTTACCCGAGAAGCAATCCTTGCTGTTCGTGGATGGGCCGCACCGCTTGACGATGAAGATAAGGAAAACGACACACGGCCATCGTTGCACCCCAAGAAGATGAGGGTTGTTATGTACCTCCATCTTAAGGATGGCGGTGACACACTTACCGTGGCTGTTAGCCAGGAGGGTAAGGATCTAATGATTTTGAACGAGGCAGGCATCGGCCCAATGGCTGACGCAATCGCTGAGGCCGTAGCAAATGTTAAGGATCAACTTAGCAAAACCAAGGAAGAGGTATGACCATGACAACCATCCAAGACCTATACAAACACGTGGCTAACAAGATCGCTAACAAAGTTAGTGACCCTTGGAATGACCTGTGGGCAACCATCATCCCAATTGATGCAGACGGTAACTTCTGTGAGCCAATCTCGTCAATGGATAAGGAAGAGTATGAGGGCGACATCTACACCCTCATCAAGCATCTGTGCTTCAACACTGAAGTACTTCCAACACACACCTATGGTTTCTTTTCACCTGGGTATAAGAAAGACCCTGATACCAAAGAGCGCATCGGCAAAATGATTTCATTCGCATTGGTACATGACCCAACCACCATTGAGTACATGCTTTGGGATCTTGAAGATAACAGTGTGGGTGATGCGTTTCAAGAGGGAGACGCAGATGGTTACACTGGCGAACTACCAATCGCACTCGGTGCCCTAAGTTTTAAGTGGGACATTGACAACGATGTGGAGACAAGCGAACTTGCAAGGGTGACCAAGCAACTGTTCGAGAATGCAAAACATACTGCTGAGTTACTAGAGCAGGCTATGAAGTTAAGCGCCGAAGAATCTAATGATTAGGAGAACCATTATGTCTTACAGACAAGATGCAACAGCCACATCAACCAACGTTCATGTGAGGGGGGGACACAGGATTAACTTGGGATTTACTGATCACAGTGATTCTGCCGTTCCTTTTCATACTCTCAAGTTAGAGGCAGGTGACCATACCCTCAACGTGTTCTTTATGCATCACGATGGGCCAAGCCTTCCTGAAACTTTGCAACACATCATTGAGTCAGCTACTGCGCAGTTGGAAGAACTGAACAGTACTGCATGGGTCAATGCCATTAACGAACTATCAACGAAAGTAGATCAATGATTATGGAAATCAATTGGTGTGAACCTCCAGTAAAAAAGTCAACTCGCAAAGAGTTTGTTAATGAGTTGAAGCAACGCCCAAAGACTTGGGCGTTGTGGAAGTCAGCTACATACGCCTCTGTTGGTTATGAAATCACAAAGTATTACCCAGGTCTTAAAGCAACAACCCATAAGGTTGGTACTAACGACAAAGGTATTGGTATGTATGACATCTATGTCATGTGGGACCCCGAAAATAAGGAGGCGTAATGGGTATTGATTACGATGCATGGTTAGAAAAGCCATTCCAAGACGCTTGTAGTTTGGCTGATGAATACGACAACGCTTGTGAGTTATTCGCAAACAGCGATTCATATTGGGAAGCCTACGAAGAGTGGGCTAGCCCTTTGCTAAAGGCAGACATTCATTGCAGTACTGAAGTTTGGGAAGGTACTGCTGACTATGAGCAATCTGTTGGATCTTTTTGGGCAAGGTATACCGAGCCCGAACCAATGCCTGACGACTACCCGTACAACACAAGGGGATGGGGATGACTGACAAGATCATTGGGTATGTAAATGCTGGGGAGTACGAAACTCCTCAGCAAGCATACGATGAATCAGAAGGATGGGTCACCTGTGATACACACACAAAAGATCGCATCCTTGCGGAGTTCCAAGAGTTGGTTGAAGAATACCAAGAGGATCATCCTGTGTACGCTCCTAAGGAAATACTTGATTGGGTATTAGCCCGTCATAAGGGTATGGATGACCTATTTGAAATCACGGAAGAGATGGTTGCTGGCCATAGCACACAGTGTCCTGAGTGTTATGACGAGTGGACTAACGAGTTGTATGAATCATCTATGAGAAACGCAGTAGCGCGTTGGGAGGATAGGTAATGGCAGATGTAACAGAGGCTCAGAAAGAACTCATACGTAAGTTGTGGGATGAGCATCACGAGCAACTAAACAGCGGGGAGTACGACTACATCATGGCCTTGCTTCCCGTAGACAACAGGTATAGGGCTGGTAGTTTGATTAACGCTTTGTTATCACTACCCAAAGTAGGTGTAGGGCATGAACAAGGTACGAGTATCAAGTAAGCGAACAGTAGTCTTTCAGATTGTTACGGCGTTAGTGAGTCTAATGATTAGTGGAAGATTGATGTTCACAGATTCCAACATGTTCTACAGGTCACTTGGTTTATGTGGGTTTGTTGTCAGTCTGTACAAATCAATGATCATGATCCTGTACGCTCAGTGGCGTTCAAACAGGGGTTGGGCGATGGAAGTTGAACTACCCGAATGAGTACAGGAGAACCACATGGAGATAGACGAACTACTATTCGGTCCGGCAAAGCCCGACACCTCAGGTTGGTCGATACCAGCGTTAGCGATAGACCTGTTACCTCATCAGGAGGAAGCAGTGAAGTTTGCGATAGCGAAACAGCAGACCTACCTAGCCCTAGACATGGGATTAGGGAAGACGGCATGTGCTATTGCGGTCATCGCTTCGGCACACCAAGCGTCAGCCACCCCAGCAATTATAATCGTGCCCCCCTCACTGAGGAGGACATGGCTTGAGGAGTTCAAGAAGTTTGCGCCACATCTAACGGTTAGAGAGTTACGTGGTCAAGCAAGTAAGCCCCTTGAACCTGCTGATGTTTACATCATTGGTGACTCCATCATCTCTTGCTGGGTTGATGACGCAACAGAAGATCCCAACACATTGCTCGGTAAGTTTCGGGTGATCGTTGTTGATGAGGCTCATCGCAGTAAGAACATGTCGGCATCACGCACTAGGGCAATCATTAAGTTGGCTAACACTTGCGACACCATACGAATACTTATGTCAGGTACGCCTACACCTAACGGGCGTAACCAAGAGATGGGGCCACAGATTGAATCGTTGGGTAGTACTGCTTGGGCAGGTGTAGGTGGTAAGGGAAAGTTTTGGAGTTACCACTGTCCTGTAGAGCGTGACCCCAATGGCAAACTTAATAAGTTTGGTAAGCGTGCCAACATTGATTCTCTTGGGCTTAATGAAGCCATGCTCTCATCATTCATGCTGAGGCGTAAGCGTGGTGACGTACTAGACCTACCCACCAAGGGTCGGGGCGCTGTCCATATAGAAGGATTAGGTAAGGCGGTTAGCGATTACAAGTTAGCCGAAGATGACCTGATCGCATACTTGGCTGGTGAGGGTAAAGAGTGGCGAGCCGCCGTTCGTAACGAAGCACTAGTCAAACTAACTACCATGCGTAAGTTAGCGGGAGAGTGCAAGGTTAAGGGCGTAATAGAAAGGGCTAAGGAGTTCCTTAGGGAGACTAAGGATTACGACGTAGTTCCTGGATTGCTAATCATTGCTGAGCACCACAGTGTCATGGGACCGTTAGTCACAGGGCTTGAGAAGTACGGGGTAGTTGCGTACAACGGAACAATGAATGATGACGAGAAGGCCGAAGCAGTAAAAGACTTCAACTCAGGTAAAGCAAGGGTGTTTGTTGGGCAAATCAAATCAGCAGGTGTTGGGTTGACATTGCATGGTGATGGTCGCAACCATCACGTAATCATCTGTCAGTTACCTTGGTCCCCTGCTGATATACAACAGGCCGAGGACAGAGTTCATCGGATTGGTCAGACGTCAGACGTCAACATTGAGATATGCCTAGCGAGCATTGACAATGTGTGGACAATTGACGAGCGCCTATGGGCGTTGTTAGAAGTAAAAGCATTCTCTGCTGGAGAGATCATTGACGGCAAGGGAGAGTTTCTTCTTGAGGAAATTCAAGACAACATCATCGACAGTTACAGATAAGGAGAGGTATGCCAATTATCAAATCATCAGAACGTGGTGAACACATCACCACGGTTATCTTTAGTAGCGAAGAAGTCGCCGCACTTGTTCTTCTATTAGAGGCTGGTCAATACAACATTGAGGATGCCAACGTAGCTAATGCGTTGGACATACTTGATGAACTCGTTTACGGGTTAGGCGTTCGCTTAGACGTATAACGTGACATAAGTCATATATTAAAACCAACAACATACTTATCTAATGGATAAGGTACGCAAGAACCACCAACGAAAGGAACCGTAATGGTTGCAGCAAAGGCCCTACGACAGGGCATGGAAGTCGTTATCAACTCAGGTCCATACAAGGGACTCTCAGCGAAAGTTACTAACGCTGTTGTGTACCCTGATGGGCACCCTAACCAACGTAAGATGCACGTTGAGATCTCTGGTGTAGGTGACACGCTCATCATCCCTAAGCAACTTGATCTCATTGGTATGGCACCTATCGCTAAGCCGGTAGTTACTGTTAGCACTGAGCGTCTAATCATTAGCAAGACAGAGATTGAGTCGCTTGATGATCCTTGCTTGGATCGTTGGCGTCCTACTCGTAAGGATGTACTCAAAGAGTATGTGTCTCGTGAACTGCCTGGCGGTATCAAAGATATCAATGCGCTCATGTCGTATTGGTCTAGTGCCAGGAACAATGGTTACGCACCTAACATCGGGCTAGTCGGTGACACGCAGACAGGTAAGACAATGCTTGTTGAAGTGTTGGCTTATAAGGTTGCGGAAGCAATGGGGCTCAGTAAGCCACTGCCAATCTTCCTACTCGCTGGTAGTAGTGCTATCACTGACCACGATATGTTTGGTCAGTACCGTCCTGACGACACAGGTGAACTTGTGTGGATGGAAGGTGTAGTTGCACTGGCCGCAAGAGTCGGTGGCATCCTTTACTTAGATGAGGTTAACGCTATGCCTGGTAACGTTACGGCGGCATTACACCCACTACTAGATGATAGGCATCAGTTCATCAACATCCGTAAGCCTGTGGATGACGGTCACGGTGGCAAGATGGCGGAAGTAGTCAATGCCTCTACCAACCTGTGGATATTGTCAACCTATAACCCAGGGTATGCGGGTATGAGCAAGACTAACGAAGCCTTTGCGGCCAGGTTCACTTGGTTACCTTGGGACTACGACGAAGAGGTAGAGAAGAAGTTGATCAAGTCACCTGCTATCAGGTTGCTTGGTCAAGCCTTACGTAATGCTCGTGACTCACGGGCAATCACTACACCTGTAGGCACTAGTGCGTTACAACGATTAGAACAAAGCGTTGCACTGTTCGGTGTTGACTATGCCTTATGGGGATTCTGTGGGCAGTTCACTGGCAAGTCCGAGCGCACAGTCGTTGACACACTCATTGAGGACAGAAGTATCCGAGTAATGCTTAACACTGAACTGGCTGAGAAGTCAGATAGGAAGGATAAGTAATGGAATATTACGACGATGACGACAACGCGGGTAGCAAGATCTTTTCACGTAAGGATCTTGTTAACTCACGTGCAAGGTTGCGTAGTCAAATCAATCGTGATCAAGAATCAGCAAACAAACGTGCGTCATATATGGCACGGGCAATCATTGAAGCAGGTCGTAGGGATGAAAAGAAAGATCCAGACGAAGATAGATCACAAGCACTTGCTTATGGCATTAGCAATCTAGCTTCTAAGGTATTAGCAAGCCTTAAGATTAATATCCCCATGTTCCTTAAGCAAACATACGGTAGTGGCCACCGCGCAAATGCACGTACTGACTTCAAGTCAATCACGTTGACTGTTAACACTAGATCGTTTGACATGCAGAATAAGGACAGCATCATTGACCTTATGTATATGGTCAAGGGATTGGTGTACCACGAGGGTGGTCACAACATGTGGACATTGCCCTTTCCTAAATTGCAAGAGCAAGCAAAACCTGCGATGGGTACAGTTGCCCGTGATGTTTGGCCTAACGAAACAGTTGGCAGGCCAGGCATTGCAACAACCTTTGGTGAGTTAATCATTAAGTATGCGCCTGACTTAATCAATGTTATAGATAAAGATGTTCGTACCAACATATGGAAACTACATGAGGCGTGGAACATACTTGAAGATCAACGCATGGAAACAGCAATGTGTGTTACGTCTCCTGTTATGGCTAAGTACTTTACAAACATTGTTATCAACATTGTTATCAATGACAATCCTCAAACAGTGTGGCCTTACATGGCAGGCAGGACTTACTTGCCTAAGGCAATCAGACAACACATTCGTGATCTAGCAGAGGAACATCCACACGCATCAATTATTCCTGAGATGAATGACATCATCATGCGGTACAGGGAATCTAATGACGTCTTTGAGATGTATGAATGCGTCTTGTTGTTTGCCGAGTGCTTAGAAGTTTGGCACTTAGGTACTGGTCGTAACAATACAGTTGACGGGCATAGCTTTGATGGGGACTTCTATCAACCTGGAGTAAGTGAGTTACCTATTGTCCCTAAGCCTGATAGCAATGAGTTAGAAGAGCCTAAGGGTGGTAAGGAAGTTGTAGTTGCATCAAAGGAATCTTCTGGGAAAGATGTCCCGGAATCTGAGGTTCCTAATGAGTCCCTTACCGATAGCAAGGTTAAGCCTGATGAACCTAAGGCAGAAGATAAGCAAACTGATACGCCTGGGGCCGCTGCAGGTGCACCTAAATCTACCCCAAGTACTGACTTCAGGGAAGAGATAAAGAAAGCTAAGCAGGACATACGAGATGCAGTCACCGAAAACGAGGTACTGTCATTCGTCAGTGAAGTTAACGAAGCAACAAACAGTTCTATTAAGCCTGACCTATCCGTTATGGAGATGAACTCTGATCAAGTCAACGCTACTAATGAAGTAACAAATGGTATGCGTAATGTGTTAGAGAACATCATTGTACAGAATGAACCCAACTGGGTACACTACCAAGAAGAGGGTGTGCTTGACCCAAGTGCATTTGTTATGAGACGGCCTGGTGATACTGACTACTGGTCTGGCCTCAATGGTGTAGGTGCTACTGGCCATGATCTAGCGGTATCTATTCTGCTCGATACGTCTGGCTCAATGATGAATGACACTTCTAATGTTTCTATTGCCGCCATAGGTATCCGTAAGGCTTGTGACGCATTAGGAATACCATGTACGGTTACGTCATTCAACGATGATGTGTTCATGGTAGCTAAAGCTGATGAGGAGATTGGTTACCCATGTGTTAGAGCCACGGGTGGTACTAGTGTCCTTAATGCTTTCAGAGCATTAGGAGATCAACGTTATGACAAGAGACATCACCTGGCAGTTGTCCTTACCGATGGTGAGTGGTTTGACGTTGAGGACATGCGACCATGGGGCGACCCTGGTCGGTACTTCTTATTGGTTGGCTTCAATATGGATAAGACATCCTTAATGAATAAAGGTGCTAACCAAGTAGTCGTAGTAAGAGAAGTAAATGAGTTACCCGCCCTAGTCACTGGGGCGTTGATTGATTATTTTGCATAAGTACGTTGTTAACTAACAAATGAAAGGTATATTAACCACTATGAACAAATTATTAGAGACCACACTTAAAGAATTCATCTCACTGAAGCAGGCCATTGAGGCAAGCACAGAGACTTTGAAGAGCCTTGAGCAATCCATCAAAGATGAGATGATTGCCCAAGACATCAAGAAGATTGAGATTGAAGGCAAGTCAGTAACGCTTGTACAGGCTGAGCAACGCTCATTCAATGCTGAGGAGTTGCAGAAGTTGATCTCTGCCTCAGTGTTCAAGCAAGTTACTGAGCCTGCCGTCAAGTCCAAGTTGTTTGACGCCGCTGTAAGTCTTGGCAAGATCAAGACAGAGGTTGTAGAGCAGGTAACAAGCAAGAAGCCTTACTCGCAACTGCGAGTCAACTAAGCCTAAGGGGATAACGCTGGCGCCTGAAGAAAACCCTTTCTGTCTTCGGGATATCCTCTCCCCCCTGTCTTATGCCTGTACAGCCCTGGTAACCCTCCCCCGTTACTCTCGGTTGTTATAGGTAACAAAGTAAGGCAGGGGGGTGAAGCCCGGCTAGACTTTACCTCAACGCAATTGTGGCGTTGTCCAAGGAGGTAAGTATGAGTCTGTGCCGTGGTCCGGTGTGTAGCGAAAAAGTCGTAGCCAAAGGCTTATGTTCTGCTCACTATAAACAACTACAACGCGATGGAGTACTCCACGCTATTGAGAAATCAAAACTACCTGAAGATAAGTTTTGGAAGAACATACGTAAAGACGCTAATGAGTGTTGGACATGGACTGGCCCTGTTGATAAAGGGTATGGCCGTATGTACGTGGGTAACAAAGCGTTTCAAGCGCATCGTTGGTCATATGAACAGCACCGACATGTGTCTTTAACGAAGGTAGAAACTCTCGACCACTTGTGTCGTAACACCCTTTGTTGTAACCCTGATCACTTAGAGAAGGTGTCACTCATTGAGAACATTGAGCGCCAACACCTTTACCATGCTCTTAAAGCAGAGATTAAAAGGTTGCGTGACTTCCTTGAAGATATTGGGTACAACCCTGACAGTCTTACAAAAGAAATGTAATCATTTGTTTTGAGCTAATAGACTACGAAATTCTTCTAAATCTAAGTTCATCATCTTTGCTGAGGTTTTCAAAGGAGTTGCGTCTTTTACTTTACGCAATACTTTAATAAGACTAGTAGCTGTTAATTTTGATGCTTCTTCAGCATCTTCTAATTCCAGCCCACGGCGATTCCTGGGGGTTACCCCACCCCAAATGCCATATTTAAGTTTGTTGGTTAGCGCAAACTCTAAGCACTCTTTACGTACTGTGCATGTTGCACAACATAACTGAGCCTGTGCAACAATCATGGCAGCGTCAACACCATCTCTATTGGGAAAGAACTTTTCAGTATCACTATTAGCGCATGCCGCTTTTACACGCCACGTACCGTTGCCCCAATCTTTAAGCATGGGAAGTTCAACATATAGATGTGGTTCGTCTGTGAGATTCATACGGGCGATTCTACAGATTGGTGATGATGTCAACCAACCTCTGCGCACCATATTTAATGTCACGTGGTTCAATAGCTTCCTTAACGCGAGCACCTTCTTCGGCTCGAACGTTAGGATCACGTAATTCGTTAAGGTGCCTAATCCATTTAGATGCGTTCTTAGCCACACGACCAACGCCTAGTGATTGTTGTAGTTCAATGTACGCATCAAGATTCTGTGCAATAAACGGAATACCTGAAGCCGCGTACTCTAAACCTTTGATGTCTGACTTGGCGCGGTTAAAAGGTGTGCTATTTAACGGAACGATACCTACATCCATTGTGATTAGCTTTGGGTACTCATCTGATGGGCATAAGGAAGCAGTTGTAACGTCACTATCTGATACGCCAATCTTGCCAGCAAACGTAGGCCCGCCAGGCATAGCACCACCGTGGTACAGGCTTATGCGGTTGTCTTTGACCATTGGGCCAAGGATTCCCTTCATAGTTTCTAAGTCCCCACTCCTATGGATTGTGCTACCAACCCAACCAACTACTGGAACATCCGAGTCGGTATGTTCTTTTGTTTGGAACCTAGCAATGTCAACGGTGTTCTTTGATACTTCAATGGGGCACTTGGTTAGGGCGCTAAGCCTCTCAGCCAGGTATGGGGTACTAGTAATGATTAGATCAGACTTGGCTAATGAAGCTTTGTAGAACTCAATGTTTTCGGTTAGGTTCTTCTTAGGGTGGTTAACGTGAAAAGCATAGTTCTGAGGTGATAAGCCCCAGTACCAGTCGTCTACATCGTTGATAATCTTTTGGCCGTACTTTTGTGCCTCAACAATGTTTTCGGCAATGCCTTTGTGCATCAACCGTTGCATGATGATTACGTCAGGGTCGTAGTGATTGCCCCACTGATCTGCAATTGAGAAGTGATCGCGGTTCCACACCAAGATCCCAATAGCGGCGGCCATAGGGAGGCTTGGGACATATTGACCAATACGAGCCCAACCTGAGCCACCCCAGTGTTCTTGACCATCGTTTGCTTTATCGGGACTTAACCAGTCACCCGATGCTATGCCTAGAAGCATCTTTCTCCCCTTTAAACTCCATCACGCTTTTCTTGTTTCCTACCCCACAACGGTGAGTAGGGGCTTCCAGTAAAGGAACATACACCCTAATCTCACTGTTGCATTTGGGGCATTGGTAGAACCCTGCAGGCAGGTATTCTTTACTCACTGCATTCCGTTCGTGGACTTTCGTCGTGTCCATGTAGTAGCGAATACCCGAATGTCTTCAAGGTCCCACAAAGGAGTTGCGGCGAGTGTGCGAATTGGCTTGGGGAAATCTTTGCGCTTACGAAGAGCAAAGATCTGTTGCTTTGGGCAACCTAGTAGTTCCGCAATTTCCGCTGTGCCACCGATATTGTTTACGTCCATAATTTCTCCTTATGTTGTACACGTTCTATTTGTTACATATTACACACTAGCACCAGGTGTAGCAATTACTTGCACTTGCGAGTCCACGGAATAAATCCGCAACCTTTGTGATCATCAAACCATTTGTACATTTCCCAAGCCCATGTGAAGTTCACAAGGGGGTCTTGAACCATGTCCCAACTTCCAAAGAAGTCTTCAACTTCGTTAGACCAAACTCCGTTGATCTGAAGAGGCCCATAATCTGAACCGTTCCATTGGGGATGACCAGGAATTACATTTTGACAACGGGATTCTGACCATGCCTCTTCAAGAACATCTACTAATAGTTCTTGGGGCCAACCCGCCGCTACGGCAATTGGTGCTAATTCTTCACACTTTGACCCAAGGGGTACAAGTGTTGTTGTGGTAGTGGTGGTTGGGGCAACAGTTGTGGTTGTGGTTGTAGTTGTTGGGGGTGGGGTAGTTGTTGTAGTTGAAGTTTCTGCTGTGGTTTGAACTTCTTGTGTGCTTACTGGTCCGTTACAGTTTGTGAGTAGTAGAGCGCCCACAATGGCTGCACTCGTTAGGGTAAGTTTACGCAATAGTCTTCTCCTTGATAGGGGATATGGAAAGGCCCTACTTTTGGGGTAGGGCCATACACATATATTACCATCATGTTACGAGGACTTCCTACATTATCTACCAATTAGGTCAAAGAGCAGGGCTTTTATATCGATGGGGGTATTCTTTTGTGGGAGTTTTGACAGTTGAAGTGGTTGTGGGAGTACATGATTCATACACTCACTACAACGACATCCTTTACGGAATTGCTCAATGGAACCATGAAGAGGACGCACAGTACCGCGTCGTTCTTGTGGAGTTAAACCACCCCACATACCCCATGTCTCATCTGCACCAAAATTCATGCATTCCTCCCAGACAGCACAATTAGCACACACTAGTTTACCTACTGTGTAATAGTCACTAGGTGTTGGTGAATCCATGGGTGGATACCAAATGTCAGGGTGTTTACCCCTGCATGATGCGTCTTGTAGCCAGTCCATTGAAATGATTACTTTGACTCCCGTGGTGACAATTTGTCTACGAGTTTCCCAAGAGTCAGGGGTGCGGTTGTTAGAACTGTAAAGAACCCAAATGAAGCCAAAATTGGCCAGCCAGTTCCATGCTTAGAAAAAGCATCTGTTACAGATGCTACGAGTGATAGCGACAGTGCTATTGCTGTCCTTCTACGGTCTTGATATACGTGCTCGGGTAAGGCGTCCAATCTTGTTCTCCTTTTGGTTCATATGTTGTGGGGATCTTGCCTATGAGACGGGCGGCAGTATCAATTGCTGGCTCCATCAGTGGAAGCTCTTCTTCTAGGCCCACTAGCCACCCAGCCGCCCAGTAATGCTCGGAGTAGTAGCCCATAGCTAGAGGTAGTAGTTCTTCAATTGTTTTTTCAAGACAAGCAATTTGGTGTTTGTAAACGTTTATGAGTGCTTGCTTTGAGGCGTCAATGTCCATTTGTAACCTCTAACCCTGTCCGTCAATGTTTATTACATCAGATATAAAACGGTCAGTCATAGATTGGTCAAAGCCTCCACCAGGAAGTTGTCGAGCGACGTCCCCAGCTTTGTTACCAAACAGGCGGGATAAGACGCCGGCTCCACCACGTGCTTCAACTTCAATACGCATCATGTCACGACTATCAGAGATGTTTTTAAACTTGTCAACAAGAGAAAACAAGCGATCCATTTCGGATGACAAGGCTGGGTCAAGACCTTGGCCTTCCAGTTCTTCAGCAAAGCGTGCAAACAAAACTCGGCTTGCTTGCATCTCTAACATGGCTTGAAGTATGGCCTGTAACTGGTCTTTGGTACGTATCTCTACAGGAAGTTTAAAGCCACAATCTGAATGTTCACGGAATGCAGGACAACGTGCCGCTAGATAGCAACTATCGCACTGTCGTAAAGGATTAGATTGATACTTAATTACAGCAGTCTCTTCAGGGCTGATTTCAATGTGTTCACCCTGGTCAGAAGCACTTTGCGTACCCATGGATACAATGTGCTCTATACCTATAACCGGTAGCAATACACGATCACTCTCGTGCCGCTTCTCAACAGGTCCGCTAGCAATACCTGTACCCCTAGAAACCGGTTTCACCCCAGTATGCGTTTCAGGGGGTATAGCAACTATCTCATCACTTTCGTTGTTTACAAACTCTTCTTCGTCAGGTACTTCTTGAGGGTCATAGGCCCCAAAAGAATGGTTCTCCCATTCCATCCAAGAACGAATAGCAAGGTTGCCAACTGCCGATACGTCGTCTTCCATAACGGCTTCAAAGTCAATTCCTAGACGGATAATATCCGGCCTGTGCTTCCGTCTAGACGACTCTTTTTGTTGAGCGGGGTATCGTCGTAAACCGTGACCATCCCATACTTGAGTTTCACCATAACGAATGGCAGAGGTCCACGAGCCAACAACAACTGCGGCCCATGGGAGTGCTTCAATGATGTCTGGCTTACTTGTCAACCCAACTAATTCGGCATTCCAACGCTGCGAAAGCGAGCGAATTCGAGGGATGGTCTTACCTGTAATAGCCTTGTCTGATATAGCTGCTCGCCCATAACGTTGGCATAGCCAGGCTAAGCGTTCAAGGTCATCATTGTCTGACCAAACTGGGATGTACTTCTCCCCCATCCAGTCACCGTCATAGCCTGGGCGACCAATTACAAAAGCAAGATCTTCAATGTGCGTGCGCACAAAATCCGTGTAACGGTTCTCGTCCTCATCATTTTCTGATGTGTACAAAATAACATCAGCACCACCAAACACTGTTGGGATGTGAAACTCTTTTGTCTTTGGGATAGGCAAATGAGTTAGGTTTACCGCCATGCTTTGGACGTCATTTGCTAATAGCAGGCTCCTATGGGAACCCTTCTCAGCACCACCAAGGAAAACCCTCATTCATCTCTCCATGTTCTTTCAGCAGACTTCAATGCTTGACTGTCCATCTCATCAACGAGGTTTCCCCACTCTTTAATCTTGCGCCCACTATCCCACTCGGGGCGCACAATATAAGGGGAGGCAACAACAAGAGTTGGTATACCTAGTTTTAGGGTTTCTTGGCATGTCCTGGGATCGTTATCTACATACCAGTTGATACGACCTGCTGCTGACCCAACCCTGTGCACTGCTTCTGCCTTAAGTACAGGATCTGTTTGGTCAATAAAGTCCAACATGGATGCTTTGAACTGTTCACGTTTAAGCCAGTCCATGAATTGTGGACGGTCATATACGTCATTACACACAAGGATTATACGACCCATGTACTTTTCAAATAACGCTCCCCAAATGGCCCTACCATCTGAGTCAGGTTGGCGAGTCGCTAGAGAATCTGCCGGACGTGCTATGACGTCAAAGTTAAATACGATCACCCATACATCCCTTTAGCGATGCGATTCTTGTGTGTCACGTATTCCTGCGCAGGGCAGTAGTGGCACAAATACTGACGATTCTCCTTGGGGACACCAATGGTGCGACCAATTGTTTTAGAAGCGTCCTCGTAGTCAATACAGCCTGCGGCGGGTCGGTTATGACGGTTAAAACATTTAAGAGCATCAACCTTAAGGTCGTCACGCAAAGCACGTACTTCCCATTCGTTCTTCATTAGTTCTTTTTGAATGGGTGTTTCGTTACCAAGTTTTTCCCAAGTAGCTTCGTCAACACGAAATACAAGGGAAATATGGCTTGCTGGATCTGGGTCACGGGCTTCGCCAAGGTGACGCTTAATTAGCTCCTGCAACTCCATGTCGTAATCAGCGGAACCTTCATAGTCTCGCATTTTGTACATGGTTCCACAAGACTTACACGCAAGTAGTCTAGGCATTTTGTGCTCCTAATTATAGATATTAGTCTTCAGCGTATCCGGTTTCGTACTCGTGGTCAAGTACCTTAGGGGTAACATCTTTAATAAAGTCAGTTACGTTGTACTGTGCTTGAAGCTGGCCTGCGCGAATTGAAACCTTAGGGTCGCTATCCAATACCCCACCACGATCAGGGGTAAGGCTCTTTAGGCGCCCGTCGTTAACACCTGAGTGTAGATCTGCATTCATTGAGCGTGCTGAGTTAACTGCCATGGTAATTCCTTAGGGTGTTTTAGGGTTTAAGTCCATGTTCATTGGAGTTGGAACAGGGCCTTGCATTGGTTTAGCATTTTTTGCTTTTGAAGGCCTGCCAGTTACAGGGCTTCGTGGTTGGTTAAAGTCTTTTTGTTTTTTGTCGTGCTGTTCAAGACCATAGGGGAGAACGCGAGAGTTCCAGTCATTTGCTTCTTGAACTTTTTTAACCCTGTCCTGCTTCTCTTGGTTGTTACGAAGTTTACTGCGGGTGTCAAACCCCCATTTAACAGCTTCAACAGCGTTACCAACAGATCTGCTAAGTGTGCCGTAGTTGTAGGCACCTGGGTTTGATGGGGTGTTACCTCCACCAAAACGCATGTTTACACTGCCTGATCCCAGCCAGTCTGAACCGCCACCAGACCGACCACTTGAGCCAAACCCACTAGATGGGTTCATTACCCCTTCGCTTTGCATACCATATGCAATAATGTCGTCTGTTCTGCCAGTACCATACCTTTGTCGCATGCCGCGAGTCCAAGCATCCGCTGGTGTAAGTCCGCTAGCTAAAGGGCTAGATGACCAGCCTGGTTCTTGGTTAGCCATTAGGCGCTACCTCCCCATAGGCTACCCATGGAGTAGCGACCTGAACTAGAGAATGAGCCGTCATTGAATGACGAGCTCATAACCGGCATGCCAGACACCCATGAGCGGCGTGAAGGTACATAACGGTCAATGTTCATAACAGACATTATAGTATGTTCTTGCCTAGCAAATCCCATGCGCTCAGGGAAGAGTTGCTGAGGTACCGCTGGGCGTGTTTGCCTAATGGTCTCAGGATCGCTAATGGCCGCCTGTAATGCTTGGTCAACCATCATCTCTTGACGTGTTTGCCAGGGTCTGGCCATTAGTTAGACGTCCTTAGTAGTTAAACGTGGACGTTCTGGCTTTGGGCCAAAGAGCTGGTGCACACGGTCAGAGATGGCGTTTGTAATGGTACTGATATCCTCACCAGCTTGATTGCCAGCTAAAGCTTCACGACTTACGGGAATACGAGAACCTGGGGCAATGGGTTGACCATTAGCCCATAAGCCACGATTACGGGGAGCAGCCATTAGTTGCTACCTTCAGTCATTCCAAGACGTCATCGGATCAAATGGGTTCATCCTTTTATCTGGAGGCGGTTGTTTAGTAACTGATTTTTTGCCGTAGTTACCCATAACAGAGGGCATCGAAGAAGGACGTTTAAGTTCTCTTTTAGCAGGTTTTCCTAAACTTGCCAATTTTTGGCCAGCGGCATCTTGCTCTGGGCTTCTAGGATTTGAAAAGGGGTCATAATCAGAATTGACTTCATTCCCATAGATGCCACCTGTCCTTCCTTTATTACCTTCCTGTACCTGCCTAATTGAATCAATATTTTTACGTGCTACACGCTTTGAGGTAATACCGTGGTCGTTGGCAGTTTGCATGTCTTGACCAGTAAGTTGAGGGCGAGCGTTACGGCCCGCAATGCTTCTAATATTAAATGCCATAATAGGCTCCTTCAGTCGAATGGGTCTTGATTTTTGTCAATAAGATTGTTATAACTTGTTTTTGATTCTTTTGCTTGAATTTTTTCAGGAGAATAACCAGACATTCCTTGTGATACTTTTTTTGCAGCCTTAGAAACACGTTGGCCAATTGATGGTTTGTCTGCTTTCCCTGCAGCGGTAAGTTTTTCAACATGCGGTTTAGCGGTATTTCCAAAATCTTTACCGTTATTTGCGTCATGCCAATCTTGTGAAACTGCACCTTGCATCCCACGAATGCTTTCCATGTTCTTTTTAATACCTTTTTTTGACGTAATGCCAAAACCAGCTGCAGTTTCTTTGTCTTGCACGGTAACGGAAGTGCGTCTTGTATGTGAGTCGCGGTCCGTTTTGCGTCCTAGATGCTTAGCTTGAGAGTCCATGATTATCTCCTTGGTGATGCGCCCGGTGGGCGTTCGTTTTGCGAGGTGTTAGCGCGACCTTTGCCAGCTACCTTTTCAGTAGAGCTGGTGAGGGGTTGATAGAACTTAGCATCCATTTTACCAGTTTTATCGTACTTAACATCATTACCTTTAGCGCGATCTTGTGTTTGAGTTTGGAAAGGACTGATCTTTCTCTTACTCATTTCATTAATAGAGTCTTTAACTCTAGGGTCATTTAGATCAACTCCGCCACTTCCCTTTTTTGATTGTGCCTTTGGGTCAGTAGAAGTTTTTTGCCAATGGTCTGTAAGTTGCTTATCATCCATTGCTTCAAGATGGTCACGAGTCATCTCACTGTGGGGGCCAGCAACTCGACCTGATTCAGTACGATCAATGTTAGGTTTAGCAGGTGCAGTTGATTGGCGTTGAGTAGAAGCAGATGGTCGTTCTTTTGACATTTCTCCTGGTAATTTACGACGAGGAGCGGGCCTGTCTTCTGAGCGTTGAGGCGCTGGAGATTGCTGTGCACTATTACGACCCAAAATACTTCTAACATTAAACGCCATAATAGGCTCCTTACTTAAGTTTAATTGTGATAATTCTAGCAGGTTATTAAAGGTCACTTCCAGGGTGGGGCTAGTGTTTTGAGCATTGACTGACGCTGACGGTCAATGATCTCTTGCTGGGGCCTGTCTAAGCCACGGGGGATGCCTCTTGGGCCAGCCTTACCATCATTGGTCAAACGTACTGGTTCTGCTCCTGGGGGCGCAAACTTGAGCCCCTGAGACTCAAGTTGTAAGCCTGTGTAAAGATTAAACTCGTCTGGCCACATGTAATCGCCTTGATTGATACGTTCGCCCTTATGAACACCACGGGTATAAGGTACTTTGTTCATGCGGTGTACTGCGTTAACTATCTTGTCTTGGCGCCTATTAGACGACATAGTGCCAAGGTATCCGTCTGGATACTGAGTGTCTGGACCAGCACCAAATGAAGCTAACTGGGCATCCTTGCTGTTACGGAATACAGGGGCAGGACCCATAGACGCTGAGGTTACAGCACCTGCGTTAGGGTCATAGCTTCCGCCCCAGTGAGTAAAGGCTTGCTGACTAGCGGGCACTTGAAGCGCCACCAGTTCCAGTTAGCATTGAACCTTGTCCACCACCAGTAGCGGGGATTGGGCGTGGGATAGCAGGGATAACGTTAGCAGCCTGCTTTTTAACAGGCTTCTTCTTCTTCTTCTTTTTGTCTTCAGTAGTCTTCTTTGAGGCCAAAGCGCACCTGCTCACGTTTCTTTTGCTTGCTGTCTCTTACAATTTCCTCTTCGTATAAATCATCAAAGTGTTCATTGTAATCTGGTGTATTGGCTATTTTTTGCCAGTTTTTATATTCTTTTTTATGCATAAATTTTTGTAGAACCTATGGTAGCAAACATGGTGTTGTTACTTAAACTGCCCACTACTTAAATTGGTGTTTTTCTTATACGCGCTAGGTGCCATAGCTTCTAAATCTGCGTCATCATTAATTGAATAACCTGCCAGCATTGGGATGCCTTTTCCAGAGACTGTTTCAGTTCTGCTTGTACCTGAATCATTGTTATTAGGCACTGAAACTTCCGCTTCTCCGTACTTTCCAGTTTTTTCACTAAACATTGCGCCTTGGCTACCATAAAAACCAGGTCCAGCAGTTTTAGCGTCATAACCTGAATGGAATTTAGAGGAACCTCTTCCACCCGGAAGGGCTTCGTAGTCTTTAATAAAATCAACTGTGTCGTAGTCTGCGTTTGCTCCTGTACGCAAAGCTTTACGAGTATCATTAAGCTCTGTTGCCTCAAGATTTCGAGCATCTACACCAGGTTTTGCGATCTTAGCAAGCCTTGCATAACGCGTGCTTTCCTCAACTTTTCTTGCTGCTGAAATTCCTGCTTCGCGCCTTGGACGAGCAGCAGCACGTCGCATGTTTTCTGGTGTAGCTGGTACGCCACCAGAGCCTTGAATGTTGCCAAACTGGCTACTTCGGACCATGCTTGTAGGGCCAGTTGACCCATCGTTTACCACTACTTCAGTACCAGGTGCCAAGCTATTCCATGGGGTTCTGCCGCTTGCTTCCCTAGTTGACATTGCAGCAATGCTGGATGCAGTTGACATAGCTATGGGTGCAACATCTCGGGTGCTTGGGCCACTAGGTGTTTGAAACTGCACACTGATAGATCCAGGAATGCGTGCTGCTGTGGGAAAGGCAACCGATTCACCAGTTGCTGTTCCACGACCAAAGGGGTTGTCTTCACTCTTTACGCCGTCAGTTGCCCTGACAGGAATTGAGCCCACATCACCTGAAGCAGTTGTAATGCTCATTGCACCAGGTTGCCCTGGGCGCCTGTCAAAAACTGGAGCAAGACGGGGCTGTTTATCTTTCATAATAGACAATTGATCAGATGTTGGCTGTGCTGCCCCTGAACCAGTTAGCGGGATTTTACCCACTACCGCCATAACACCTTTACCAGTAACTGGTTGACCAGTTGTTGGATCTGTAACTTTGTTTCGGTCAGCTAATGCACGTGCGCTAGGACCAGTTGATTGTGGTTGCATGAAGTCATTTGCAATAGTTCTGTTGGTTGCTTCGTTAATTGCCAAAGTACGAGCAGCTTCTTTGCCAGTTTGTTCCGTAATTGCTTCAACTGGAGCTGTCCTTGTTGAACCACGGCGACGCCTGCTTACTGAAGCAACTTCTGTTGCTACGGCTTTATTTGCGCTTGCAACTTTTCCAAAAGCTTCGTTACTACTATCACGAACCGTAGTTCCATTAATTTTAGTTGACTTTTCTTCTGCTTCGGATATTGGGGAGTTAGGGTGCGCTCCAGCAGCAAGTAAGCGGCTTTCAAGGTTTTTACGTGCTGAGTCATTTGGCAAACTTGCCAAGTGAACATTTAAACGTTCACGCCAATCTCGTCCTTCAAGGATTGGAGATTCATCTTCAACCCCTCCAGCCGTAGTGTTTGTGCGGTTTCCGCCTTGTCCAGTACTAACCTCTGTCCTACGGCTTTTTGCATTAGCAACAGATTGGCGAATTTCGTTATAAAGATCTGGTTGATCAGATAACAAATCTTTAAAACTATAACCCTGTAGGTCGGTAATGTCTTCTGGAATCGCTGTTTTTGAGTCAGCAGCTACCGTTTTGGCAACATTAGCTTTAAATTCTGGGGTAACTTCAGAAGAACCAACAGTTCCTCCAATGTAACCACCTGTGCGAGACGGGGCGCCTTTAACTACTTGTTGAGCCAAGTTGCCCATGCTCTTTTTATCTTCTGAAGTCATGGTGCTAAGAACTTCATCACGGCCAACTGCTGTTTGTGCAATACGGGTGGTAGCCTCAACTTTTCCGCCTAATGCGGCATTTGCACCACCTGTAACCTCAGTAATTTTGTAAGGCTTACCAACGTCTGCCGGTGTGGGGGCAGTTCCCGTGGTGTAAACAGCGTCTTTTGTCATGCCTTCAACAGGTGCGCCACGACCAGTTGAACCAGGGCCTTGACGAGTTTCGTCAATACCTTGAATAGCTTCTCCTGCTTTTAACGCAGCTTCTGCTTCTTTCCTATTTCGCGTTGTATCTTTATCTACAGATTTTGCCAATCTGCGTACGGGGCCAAGACGATTAGCACGTGAAACAGCACCTTGTACTAATTTACCAGACTTGTCTCGACCTACAATACCCAAACCTTGGCGCGGGTTTGCGGTACGAATAGGTGCTTGTTTTACTGGAAGATCCCCACCAGTAACTGCGGCTGCTTCAACTGCTGCCGGGGACGTGTCAACATCATCAGTAAAGAAACGCTGACGTGCTTCTGCTGACCTTAGGTCAGTTGCAATGCGTCCTGATTGCACGCCTTCAATAACTGACTTACGTTGACGACCTTGGCTAACTTTTGCGGCAGATTTGCGTTCTGCCTGTTGCTCTGGGGTAACGGCTTTTTTGGGATCTAAAACAGGAATTCCTGTGTCGGTAAAGCCTACTTCAACCTCTTTGGGTTCTTTGAGTTTTGCACCACTTTTAGCAAGTGCACTAGCAACACTTGAAAGAGTGCCTTTTGTTTGAGTATCATCAGAAAGACCAGAAGATCTACCAGGACCAGAACCAGCTAATTGAGTTGCTCTTGCTTCTTTTGGAAGGGTAGGAGCTTCTAATTCTTTTTTTGTCGTTTTCTTTGATTGGTTTAAACGGTATGTTCCATAACTGTCGTCACCTAAGAGGTCTACACCACCGACGGTATTGGCAGTCCTTCGTTCAGCTTTTGCTGGCTTAGCAATACGACCTGCGCGTGGAAGTCCTGACTGAGTTACACCACTCTTACGGTTTGCAGCGTTTACTGGCTTTGCTAATTCAGCTTTGGTTGCTTTACGACTTGCCATTATTTACCTCACAAGGATAAGAGAGTTATATAGATATTACCACTTTGTGGCATGGCAATATTTTCAGCGGGCTACGGGTTTGAATGTGATAGCTGAAATGGTTTCACCATTTTCACCTTGGATATCATCAAAGCCAATAACAAATAATAAGTCAATACCACGAGGTGCTACAAAGCCACGAGCAATTGCACAAGCCTTAGTGGCTTGATTAACTGCACTAGCTCCAATGGCACGGATCTTGGGGGAATGCCCTGCTACTACTGAGCGAGCAACAATAGACCCGACACTCTGGGGGTTGCTGGTTCCTGATACTTTGACGATATCGTCAACTGGTTGTTCTTCTGACATGATTTACTCCGTATTAAACAATTGGTACTTGTTTAATACTATGAGTAACCGGCTTCTTTTAGTAACTCAACCAAGTCAGATAACCTAAGCACAGCATATGAATCACCAACTGCTTTTTCCCCTTTACCAGGCCGTTTAACAACCAAAGCGGGAAGGGCACCTTTTAAATTGGATGCTTGTTCAACCGTATCATTTAGCCACTGACTAAGTGAAAACGCTTTTTGATTTTTGCACTGTAAAGCAACCTGTCGGTTTTCTTTATTCCTAATGCCGTTGATATCTCCAGTGTCGCCGCCACCCTTTAAGACGGTACGGTGAGCTACCGGGAAGCCGTTATCATTAAGATATGTTCTTATAAGGGTTTCAAACGAAGTACCCTTCTGCTTAGCGCGATTAGCCATTCTTAATAGCTTCTCTAATTTCAATTAGTAAGGCTTTAATCTCTTTAAGAGTCTGATTTACTTCGTTAATAGGAGCAACAGAAGCCCTAGCATTGCTTTCTTGGCGCGCACGTTCATTCATTTCTCTAGCTGCTCTAGCGCCTTCTTCTTGCCATGTTGACATGTCATTCTCCAAAAGCTGGTGTGATGTATGGGGCAACTGGCTTATCCCAGAAATAAGGATTTTGGTTTGAGGGATACAAAGTGATACTTGGGTTATTGCTGTCTATATCTGGCAAACCAGTTTGGTCAACTGTGTACTGTTCAAGGTCTGTGCCTAGTAGGCGACTTGCAACACGTGCGTATTTTTCTTGTAGAGTTTCCATGTCATGCTCCAAATCGTGATGTACGTTGTTCTTTGCTGTGTAGGCCAATCCTACGACTAAGTTCTCGTGAAAGCAACTGTGCGCCACGTTCACAGGATTCAAACATTGTTTCAACTAATTTCCGGTAAGCGCGAGCAACTTGATACTTCTCTTGCTGATCTACGACTCGGGTGTCCACATCTCGCCTAGCTTTAGCGATTGTAACCCTGTCTCCCTTGGCGTCAGCACCCCATTGCTCAATAAGAACTCGGGCTTCTAATACACGGCAGGTATTTGATTCTTTGTCTTCGTCAATCTCTGATTTTACTAATTCAGCTTTGGCGTAAGACACCCAAGCCATAAACTTTGCATAAGACTCCATAAGCTCTGAGTCAGACATGTCATCTAAGTTAAAAGGGATTGTTGGTATCTGATCGTCTGGGCGCTGTGGCAATGAGAACTTGTTATTGAATTTAGTAATAGCAGGATGGTCGGGTACTTCTCTAGTAATAATACGAGTCATTCCCAACACACTTTCTTATATGGGCAGTACTTACAGCCGTTACATGTTGTTGACGTTGCCCAATCTGGGCGTTCAGGGGTTGTGTTCTCCTCAAGGGATTTGATAACAACCTTACAGTTTTCAAGTATGGGGGCAGCAATCTCCTCGTTGTACTTGATTGTGAACTCTTTAATTTCCTGTGTGGGTTTCCACTCATAGATAAATACCATGGTGTCAATACCAGTGCAGTACATGTACAAAGTTGCTTGTCGTATGTGAGATGCAAATGGAGTTTTAATGTTCTTCCACATCTCGTCTAAGGTAATTACACCTTTACTGTAATCTGCAAACAGTCCTGGTTTTTCAAAACGAACTGTGCCTACGCCTACACTCTTGATTTCAATGAGTGCTCGGCCTTCCGCATCAACCACTTCTCCATCGGCGTGGCCCAAGATTCTGTATTCATCGCTATGTATAGGAACCTCACGGTACTTAAGACGAACAGAAGAGCAGCTAGGGCAGGAACTAGGAGCAGTTGCATTCCAAGTATGATCACACGCTTTGCAACACCAAAGACCTGCGAGGACTCCCGCTTTCCATAACCAGGTTTGCCACTTCTCATGGATTGCATGCCCTTCCTCAAAAACGTTGAGACGACTAAAGGCTAGGTTTTCTGCCTTGCCCTCTACGCCAGTAATTTTGTAAACAGATGCACGAGGACACCATTCTTTTTTAGCCATTTCACTTGGATGTAAGTGTTGAGTGTCCCTGCCGGAATTGCGTTCGGCATTTGACTTCATGATCTGTGCTTCTACAAGGGGGATTAATCTACCCTTGGAGCGCATGGCTTTTTTGTAGTCCTGCATGTACCATGGGGTATCAGTCATTAGTTTCCCTTGGAAAAGCAGCGATGATGTCTTCAACGCCCTTATCTTTCCAGTTGTACATTGACGAAATGATCCTTGCCAAATGGGCACGGTCACTTAATAATTTCTCAATTTGAATACCTAAATCAAGATGAGCGTTCTCAACATGTGAATCAGTCATTGTTTGCCTCTTCGTAGTTGTACATTGCTGGGATTGACCTATTCCTACATGGTTTACAGTTGTTTATATGGGCTGCCGCCATGTATAGATCATGAGCAATCTTTTTCCATTTATTGCGTTCTTCTAGTAAAGACTCATAGCTAGGTGAGGCTGTATCTGAGGTACTCATACTTCTCCAATAATCATTTGAAAGTCTGCTTCATTAAGGATGACGTAATTACGCCCGCCAATATCGAACTGCAACACAGGAAGCCTATCTTCAAGTACAGCACGTTGGGTTAACTCCTGTAATTCTTTGGCCTTAATTGAATAAGACTTTTCGTTATACGTCAATTTGTTTTCTATAAGCATGTCATGGGTGCGCACGTCATTCTTACGCATCCACCCAGAACCTGATCCTGCATTGCGACTGCCATTGTAAGCCTTAGCAGATCGTAGTTCCTGCTTTTTAGAGGCTTTCATTATTTGGCGTTGTTTATCTTTTGGGTCTTCACGACCAAGAATCATAGAAACTTCTCTGTGGCTTTCTGTTTAAGGATTGCCTGTAGACCTAGGTCTTCTCGTACACCCTGTAACAGGGCGTCTTTGCCTTGCCACTTTTGACCGTCATAGTTGTAATAGGCACCACCACGAGTAATGATTTCTGTAGCAATACAAATGTTAACGATATCTTTTATGGTGTCAAACTCCCCAAGGGAAAAACCGTTTGAGTCAGTGAAATAGAAGTCCACCTGCGCTACTTGCTGTGGGCGGTAGGTCTTGTTCTTCATGGTACGACCACGAATAGTTTGGCCTACTGGCTCATCCTTTTCCTTGATCCACTCATCACGCTTAACTTCAACACGGCAGAAATAGTGGAAATTCTTGGCCTTGCCACCTGGTGTGGTACGAGGATCGCCGTACATGACGCCAATCTTTTCACGCCACTGGTTAATGATAAGCCCAGTGCAACCACGGTCTTCGTTAACCATAGAACGCTTCTGCGCTTTGGATGACTTACGAAAGAACTTACCAGTAAGTCGTGCACCAAGGCCCATTTGAAACTCTGCCATGGTCTTCTCATCCTCATCGCCAGGAACAAGTGCTGGGAGTGAGTCAAGGACAATGCAGTCAACAGCACGGTTCTGCATAGCCCTAATGATTAGATCGTAGGCATGCTCCATAATGTTGGTTTCAACAACCCACAGACGCTCCAAGTCAACACCAATTGATGCGGCGTACTCGGGAACAAACTCTTCTGCCGCAACCCACATAGCAATCCACTCAGGGTCTAATGCCTGATTGGCCGCAATGGTTTTGTAAGCAACTGCAGTTTTGCCTGATGACTCATCACCAATGATTTCAGACCACTGGTTCATAGGCCAACCACCACCAAGCATCAAGTCATATGCAAGGATGCCAGTTGTAATGCGTGGAAGTTCTTCTTTAACACGGTTGCCTTGGACAATAATGTCTTCGCCGTACTTCTTGTTGATGGACGCAATAATAGACGCAAGCGTCTCATGCTCTTCAATTTTCAATTTGTGCTCCTAATTAGACAGCCCAAGAGGACTGCGAACCTTGATCGTAAATACCATTCCAACCGCATTCAAAACAACGGGGTGCTGGGTTACTACCTGAAATCATGGTGTTGCCACCTTTGGCTGTACGAACAAATATGTTTTGACTACCGCATTCGGGGCAGTACATATCGGGTTGCTTTTTGGCGGCTTCGCCACCCTTCCACAAACGGATTGCGTCACCCATAGAAACATTCTCAGTAGGTGCGCGGTTCTCATCAAGTACACGTTGCTGTGGTTGTTGGGGTTGTGGCTGATGCTGTACTGGGATTTGGATAGAGCCAAAACGTGCAGGAGGCGTAACGGGAGGCGAAGAATGGTTCTCCTGCCGTGGAGCCGTACGTTGCTGTGGAGTTGATAACTGACGTGACCACCAATCACTCATCTTCGTAATCTTCCTCTTCGTCGTCTTCTGTTGCAAAAGTTAGGAAACTAAAGATAGCAGAACTATCTTCTTTTACAAGGCTACTTCCAGATCTTTCTGGAAGCAACAACATATCGTTATCTACAAGATGGGAAACTAAAGCCATTCCAAAAGAAAGTATTACGTTCTTTGTGTTTTCAAGCTCAGACTCAGTTAGGTCGTTGTGTACTTTGACAACTTCTAACATCCATTCAGCACAGTTTTGGGTGGTTTCAAAGATGCCCATGCTAGCAAGTATTACCCACTTGCTAATAATGTCCATGATTTCGCTTTCCTGTACTTCTGTTGAAGGTACGGAAAACCCAGCTGATGATGCAATCTTTTGCCCTTCGGCAATTGAAAGGGATAAATAGAAGTTTCGCTTATCTATAGGAGTATGGGGCATGCTATTTACCTTTTGCCTCGGCCCAACTGGATGCTGCATGGCCTGATACCTTTAATGGTATACCTTCGTACACAACCCCGTCCCCCATGGCATTTATCATTACTGGGAATATATCAGCGGATAACTCGGTTCGTGTCATAACTAGTAATTCGTCATGAACTTGTACCAGCATGTTTGCCTCAAGCCCAGATAGGGCCTCGTAAACGTCAATCATTGCTTTCTTACAGATGTCAGCGGCTGAACCTTGAACGACTGCGTTTACTGCTTGTCGTTCTGCTCGTGCTTTCAAGTTGTTATCTGATGAGCAAAGATCTGGCAAATGCCGGCGCCTACCTGAGATTGTAGAAACGTAACCCTTAGACCTGCCCTCAGCAATGACTTCTTGCTTCCACTTGGTAATACCTGAGAACTGTCGATAGTACTGGTCAATTACGTGCTTGGCATGGTCTTCGTCTATACCAGTCGTGCGGGCAAGCTTTTGTGCGCCACCGCCATAGGCAGTCAAAAAGTTAACACCTTTACCAAGTTGTCGTTCTTCTGCGGTAACTTCACTAACGTCCTTGCCTAATACAAGTGCCGCTGCTCCTGAGTGGATGTCTTCTCCTGTAAGGAAGAACTCACTCATTTTAGGGTCATGGGAAAACATGCACATAACCCGAAGTTCAATCTGGTCATAGTCAGCAACTAATAGTTCATAACCTGCTGGTGCCCTAAATAAGTTGCGCACCGTGCTGTCACGGGGGATGTTCTGCAGGTTGGGGTTGCTTGAAGATAGACGACCAGTTGCAGTCCTATGTAGGTGGAACGAGGGGTGAAGTCTGCCATTGTGGAGTTTTGGTAGTAGCCCGTCAACGTAAGTTGTAACCAACTTCTTTGTTTCTGCCCACTCAAGCAACATGGGCACTACTGGGTGCTTGGTCTCAAGTTTGTGTAAAGCTTCCTCGTCTACTGAGGCGTTACCACCAGGGGTTGTCTTTACTGACTTAAGTCCAAGGCCACCCTCACGCTTCTTATTAAACAACAACTGTTGTTTGTGCTTTGAACTGTCGGGGTTAAACCCTGGGGGAGCGTAATCATTGAGGTCAAGAAGTATCTCGTTTAATCTAACCTCAAGACGCTTGCCCAAAGCAGTCATCTCACGTTGGTTGACTGGGATACCAGTGTCTTCCATCTCCATGATGACGCGTAATACCTGCATGTCTTGGCGAAGAGAGTTAAGTAGCTCGGGGACGTGTGTTACCTTTTTATATAACACCTTGTATAAAAGCCAAGTCCAACGTGCGTCTAAGTGCACGTAATGTAACGCTTTAGAAAAAGACACCTCAGTGATGAATGCGCCTAGCTTGCCATCACGATGGTAAGCACTGAACCCCGAAAAGTTATGAGAAATCAAATGCGCAAGGTTGTACTCCATCAAGTTCTCATTAACAATATGCTGCATAAGCATCGTGTCAAGAAAAGGACCCTCAGGTAAATCCCCACCAAAGTATTTACGAACTGACCGTGCATCAAACTTTACGTTGTGGCCAATTTTAACAATGTCACTAAAGAACAACGGACGTAGAACTTCAAAAACTTCTGCTGGAGTCAACTGCTTTGGGGCAGGACTAAACACCGCTGGCTTAAAGTATCTTGCTTTGGCCATGGACTCTTTGCCACTGGCCGTAAACTTCCTATAACCGGGCGGAGGTACTGTAGAGCCATCACCTCGTTCTTCTGGAACAATTACCTCGCCGTTGGGGTGGCCCATGGGGATTGCCCATGAACGTCCCTCTGTGGCAATAGCAATCCAAAAGACGCTGTTGCGGAGTGGGTCAAGTGCAAGCATGTTCTTCCAACGCCCAACAATGATTTCCCTAGCACGAGCCAGTACATCATCGTTAGTTGTTTTCAGAGTAGCAAGGTGTTCTTGCCATTCCTTTTCAATCCACTTCTCAACATCGGGGTGGCGATCAATAGCACCGTATGTTTCAACGTCAAATACAAAAGCGCCATGCTCTTGTACTACGCGAACAATCTCTTCTAGTTCTTCTACTGTAGATACGAAGTGGGGGGCATTTCTGCCCCCCACCTCAAACGCATCATGCGCCACGGATATCAGTCGTCCAGATCTTCAAGAGCAATCTGCTGGAGATCCTTGCGAGAAGGAATCTGAATGATGTCCGGAGTGTAGGACTTGTTACGGAAGTCTTTAAGTTCTTCCGCAGTTGGCTCAGTGAGGTTCCACTCTTCAAGGTCGCGGTCCTTTACCAACTGATGATTGGTAGCGGATGTTGCGCCCTTACCCGAACGGCTGACTGCCCAAAAGTGCTTTGACAAAGGTCCCTGACGAGGATCGTTGTGAAAGTTCTTAAGTTGGTCAATTACTCGTGGGCCTACTTCGTAGGACTTGATTGTTGAGTCGCTGTCTGGGCTAAGCAAAACTACGTTAAATGCAAAGCGTGTTGACGGACGGCTACCTGCGTCACAAAGAGGACAACCCTTAGGGTCAATGTCCGCAATGCAAGTGAATGACTTCTGACCTGAACGCTCTACCCAGTGCTGGCGGTAAGAGGCGTAGGGTTCGTCTTCAAGGAACTTGATGACAATGGGATCTTCCATTACACGCAACCGTTGTGCGTATGGTGAGTCGGCGTGCTTGACAGAATCTGCTGCACCCCAACCACGACGGATTACCCTAGAGGCAGAAGCGGGTCGCTCTTCCTCTTCTTCAATATCTTCAACTACCAACTTGGCTGTCTTGGGTGCACGTACTGGTGCATCCTCAACAATCTCGTTTTCGTCATCTTCGTATCTGCTCATAATGTTTTTCCTTAATCGTTGGGCCATTGGTTTTTTATGTGCTGTCTGAAGCCGTCCCAGTTGGCCTTCGCTGGGTTGTCTATCTCAAACCGCAACAGCGCGGTTAGTAGAAACTCTACTTGCTCTAGCGAGTAAAGCCTACGTCCTTTTGCAACTTTTCCAGGAATTTGTGTTCCCTTGGGTGCTGGTGTTCGGTACTTGGCTTTTGGCAACCAACCGTTCAATTCCCATGACCTGATTGTAACGGGCTTACGGTTAACTGCCTTAGCTAATTCACCTACTGTAAAAAACTGTCTGTCAACGCCATTGATCTTCATAATCTTTGACTTAGCGCCATTAAGCCTATCTTCAGCTAAAGGATCTTTTGAAACAATCTTGCGGTTCTTCGGTGCAGTCTTTCCAGGAAAGTCTGGAAGGCTATTAAAGAAAGCAAGAGGGTCACGATTCATTAAAATACTCTTCGTCTAAATCTTGGATTACCGCTTTAAGTAATTCAACTTCTGCTCTTAACTCACGCACTTTTTTTACCAGCATCTTGTTTTCAATCATAAGCTGATCTTTGGCAGGCATATGAGGGTTTTCTTCTTTTTTTGGCTTTGTGTATGGGTTGTACAAATTACTCATCGTCGTAGCTCTTTTGATCAACTACTTTAAATGCCCATGACTCTTTCTCGCTATAGAAAGAGGCAAGGGTGGACTCATGCTCTGGGTGTGACCACACGTACTTTAAAATCTGGTCTTCGCTGGTAGTTTCAACTACCTCTTTAACTTCATCCCAGATTCCAATTTCTTTAGCCCATTCTTTTGCGGACTGAAGGTCAAAAGATTTGCTTACGCGACGTTCGTGCTTTACCTGGTTCTCTAAACCAGGCAACCATAGGTGTCCCCTGTCATCAGGCTTGCCGTGCATCTTCACTAAGCGAGTTAGTTCTTTTTTAAACTCATCAACTCGTGCTTGAACTTTGTCTGCCATGTGTCTTGAGTTTTTGTATTCCTCAATTAACCGACTAATAGTATCTTTGTCAATTTTGTCTGACATTTTAAACCTGTGATTCTCTTAGGAAGGATGTAAGACTACCTAACATGATGTCAAATCCACCACGAATGTCGTGATGTTTTCCGTCAACGAAAGCTTCATTGATTGAACGCTTCTGCTGAAGCATCTCGTATTGTCTTTCTTCAATGGAACCTTGCATGACGAACGTGGCAATCGTAACATGAGAGAATTGTGAAGACAACCTAATGATACGAGCTTCTCTTTGTTCAAGCTTGCCGCTACTCCAAGGAAGGTCATAAGAGATTAAATAGTTAGCCATGGGTAGGTCAACGCCGTAACCACCAGCGTCTGATGATAAGAAGAGCCGAGTGTTAGGGTCGTTGGAAAATTGTTGCTTGGCTTGGTCTTTTTCTTCTGATGACATGTCCCCTGTAAAAAGAACACTGTTAGTGATGCGGGCGGTAGCTGCTTTTAGAAGCTTTAAGTTTTCTTTAAAGAATGAAAAAAGAACTACCTTGTTCTTTGGGTCTTCGTCAAGAACTTGAGTGATGTAGTCCATCACGGCATCTAGTTTTGGGGAACCGAGGTTTGGGGTTACAAAACCTTTTTTAGTAATTGCGTCTGCATAAGCACTACCTTGGTTGGGTCTGTTGGGGTCGGCGTATGCTGCAGCTGACCTTGTTACTAAATGGGGGTTATCGCATAGCATCCGCAATACGGTTAGGCGAGACATAATCTGACCTTGGGCCTCATTAGAAGCTGGGTCGTTATAGTGTTTCCACAAGTTAAATCCAGCACCATGGGTATTAAGAACCTTTTGAAGCTCATTAAGAAGGTCAGTTGATATGGTTCTGTAAAGACTAGCCCCTGCCGCATCAAAAGGAACTGGGATGGTTTGATGAATAATGTTTGGCAGTTGGTCTGCAATGTCCTCGCGTGTTTTACGAACCATGCATTCGCTCATTGACTCGTGCAAAGACTTTAAGTTCCTGTACCTAGTTGCTTTACCGTAGTGGTCCCTAACAATAAACGTCCTGTCAAACAGGTCAAACCGACCAAGTACATCTGGGTCAACAAACTCCATAATTGAGAACAACTCTTCTGGCCTGTTTTCAATTGGCTGGCCAGTAAGGGCAAACCTATAGTGCACCCTCTTGCCAATCTTTTTAATCATCTTTGAGCGTTTGCTGACCCTAGACTTAATGATTGTTGCTTCGTCAACAACAACTGATTGGAAGTTGACTTTAAGACAGTGAGACGAATCTCGTATAAGTGTCTCAGGGTTAGCAATAATGTACTTAGCTGAGAGGGTTGCTCTCCATGCTTTTTCCCTGGTTTTGGGCGTACCGTCAATGACAATGACTCGTGAGTTTGTGAAACGTTCAATCTCGCGTTTCCACTGATACTTGAGGGATGAGGGAACTATGACTAGGCACTTTTCAACTTCGTTAGCTTCCATGAGCTGCTCAATGCAAGCAATAGTTGTGACTGTCTTACCTGCGCCCATAACAAGACCTAAGAGCATCTGGCCACGGTCAACCATGCGGTCAACTGACTCTTCTTGATATGGGTACAGCTTTCCGTTAAACATTAGCCAATCCAGGGAGGAACTACTGTTGCTGTTAGTAATCCTTCTTCAATCTCTTCGTCTGTCATGTCGCCTATATCTTTAGCTTCGGTGTTGCTGTAGTTCCACCACTTGATGCCTTTGCGGGGCGTACCCATAAACTTGTAAAGCTTCTTGCTTGATTCAATACCTGCCTGGTCGTTGTCCATTGCAACAACAACTGAATCAGCAACATGTAAAAGTAAATCCATTTGAGCCCTACTAACTTGTGCACCAAATGAAGCTAGAGCACTTGGTTTAGAAAAGACATCTGCAAACCTAACAATGTCTAAAGGAGACTCTACCAGAACGGCTGTTCGTCCACGGAACCTTTCAATGCCAAACAGGGTTTTGCCTTTTTCTACACCAACAGGAAAGTTACGAACCCATCCTGGTTTCTTTTCCTGCCAGCCTTTAAGTTGCCCAGTAGCTGAGATAATCGGCAAGGCCCATGTCTTATTAGATGTGTTCCACCTAACACCATGCCTGTAAACCAGTTCTGGGTTTAGGTTCTTAGATAGGCAACGCTTATCGGATACACGATCAAACTTTAAAAACGCATCTGGGTTTACAAGCGGGGTTAGTTCAAGTGGCTTTGGCCCATCCGTCAAACGCTGCATTCCAGCATTAATAAGAAACTGCTGTGCCGATATGGAGCTATCACCAATTAGCTGGTAGAGCAATGACGACAAGGTGCCGCGAGCGCCACACGAGAAGCAGATCCATAAGCCACTGGAGGAGTTGATGCTCCATGACGGAGAGTTGTCAGCACGGCCAGTTGTGTGGATGTGGACTGGGCACTTGCCTGTAATTTCCCTGTCACCAATCTTGGATATCTCTACTCCTGCTGTTTCAAGGATTAGAGCAACATCAGTCGAAAGAGGGGTCGAAGTCTGCGCCATTCTCGTATACCTCCTCAAACTCCATTGTTGTCCAATCCCACTTGATGTGTACTTCACCATTTGGCGAAGACCTTGCTAGTACAACTCTGATGATTGCTTGGTCATCCATGTCTGGGTTGCGCTCAACACCAAGGATTAAGTCGGCGTCTTGAGCGAATGAGGAGGTGTAACCAATTGCGTCTGCTGTTACCGCACGCGTCTTCTTGTTCCCTAGTTTCCAAGACAGTACTTGGGTTGTGGCAACTACAGGAATGTCAAACCTTTGTGCAAGTCGTTTTAGTGAACGAGTGATATTGGTGAGTGCTTGAGGTGAACCTTTTGCTTCGCCCTCTTCGTCATCCATTAGGTACACGCCGTCCACGACTAGCAAGTCCGGTTGGTACTCTTGTACTTTTCCAGCAAGCCCGCTAACAGTTGTTAGAGAAGCGGTGTCCTCACTGAACACAAACGGTTGCATGTGTTTGCGGATGGATAATGCTTTACGAATTTTCTCCATGTCCTTGTTCGTGAGATCTCCAGCAAGGATTCGGCCATACGGTACTTTTGCAATCAAAGCGTCGTAGCGAGCCTCCTGTTCTTCAATGCTCATTTCAAAGGACACGAAGAGAGGGCGCTTGCCGTAGATGTGCGCTGAGTTAGCAACGATCAAGGCAAACAAAGATTTACCACGCTTAGGCTCACCTGCAAAGACAATGAACTGCTGTGGGCGTAGGCCATGCGTGATCTTGTCAAGACCATGAAATCCTGTAGGGATTCCGCGTAGTGCGTTTGGTTGTAAGCGCATCTCTTCATAGCGGTTAAGACGGTTCTCGTAGTTTTGAATAATGTCTACGTCACGCAACCTAGAAGCTTCAACACTTGCTTTCTGTAAACCCGACGCAAGTGTTGACATTGCTTTGTCAATGTCATCGTCGTTGAGTGCATTGATTGCTGGTTGTAATGCGTCCAGCATGCAACGCTTGCGGTAAGCATCAAAGATTTCATCAAGCAATCTTGAGAATGGTTCGTCCTTGACGTCATGTAAGGTGATGCCACCAAACTGTTGCATGAATACACGCTCAGTAGGTACAGAACCATGAGCACGTTGGAACTCTAAGATCCACTGCCATACACCTTGCCACTCACCAGTTAGGTGGTCTGGCTTTAGCCCAGCACGAATAGGTATGTTTGTTTCTTTTTCAAGAATGACTTTTGAAACTAAGTAAAGTTCACTAGATGCCATCAGAGTCTCCAGGCCGATTTGGGGCTAACTACCGTGGCTCGCATGCCAAGTGTGTAAGCAATTTCTTTGTTGGGTGTGTAGACAACCTTTACGCCACGGTTGTACTTAAGATCTTCAGCGTACAGTTCGGGTGTGTCATAGTGAACTACCGCTAGGTGTATTCCTTTTCTTACAAGCCACCTGTACATTGGTTCAACTGCGTCTGCGTCAAGGAATGTAATGATGTCGGTAGCAATCCCCATTCTTTCGGATGAATCAATTAAAGACTTCAGTGGGAGTTCGTTAGGTGTCCAAAGCTTTAATGCATCGTCCCAAGAGCCACGGCGAATGTGATATTTCTCTTTAACAAGTGCAACACCTACAGGTGGTGATGCTAGTACGCCCTCAAAAACACATGCTTGCCCAATGCGTGAGCCAACTCCAATGTCTCCAGCCTCCATCACACAACCTTGACTTCCACCATGTCAAGCACGGCACTTTTAACACGGTCACCGTAGCGACGTGTAAAGTCAGAGACTCCAAGAGTTGTTGTAATGATTGTTGTGCGCATGTCTTCGTGACGACGCCGAATCAAACTACCAATTTCATGGATTGAGAATTCTGTTTCACGTTCTTGGCCAACACCGTCAAGGACAACAATGTCAAAGACCCCTTGGATGTACTTAATCAGGTATGGACTTGAGTACATCTCTGGAAGAAGATTGTCGTTGTCAAACTGGTCTTTGAGCATCTCAATGTATCTATCGGATGTGACAAAGCGACCTGACAGAGGGTTGTCTAAAACAAGCGCCCTAAGTACGGCTTGGGCCATTGTTGATTTTCCAGTTCCTGGCTTGCCCTGAATGAGAATGCTGTCGCCTTGTTTGTAATCCATAACCCATTTTGCAATCTTTGGGTTAGTGATATCTTCGCAGTCAGCAAATCTGCGAGGTATTTTAGAATGAAATACACGTTCTTCTGGAGAACGGTTACGCCACCAAGCTGCTGACTTCCAATCAGTCGGTGTCTGAAATGTTTGGCTCATTGTGGTCCTCGTTGTGGTCGTTGTAAGTGGTTTTGATTATGTCCCAGAATTCTGCGTTATCCAACTTGCGTGTGTGCACAACATTGTGATGGATGCTTAATCCTGACTTTGTTGTGAACTGGGCTTTGCACTCTACACAGACATGCATCTTTTCCACTTTCTTTTGTGGACGAGTACAAAAAACTTCTGAAGGGACGGCTAAGTCAAGTGAATGCTCAAACCAACCTTCGTACTCTTCGGGGGACTCAAAATTCTCGTGCACCCATTGAGCAAAGATCAAAATGTCGTTTATGTTTTCAAAGACATACATAGGTTCACTTTCGTCCATGAGTACTTCTCCTGTAGTTGTACACGGCTTCAAGTAGAGATTCTGCCGCAGGGCGCAGATCTTTCTTTGAAGTTTTGTGTAGTTCTGGTGGAAGACTCACAGAAGACACCGCAGCGTGAAGTTCGGTTAAGTCACCATCTTCTTCGCCAGATAAAACCCTTACAAGAGAGTTTAGCGCACGCAAAGTTGCAGTAAAGTTTGTACTTGGTACACCATTGTGGGTTTTAATTAGTTCTGCCACAACTTCAGGGTAGCGGTAGCAGATGTCAATGCCGTGACGAATAACTTCACGCTTTAGTAATTGATCGTTTGTATAATCCCACGGCAAATTAATACCGACACGTTCAAAGTCGCTCATCATCAAAGCAAGAACTGGGTCTTCTGTAACAACCTCAGTGTCAACTTGGTCCATGAGTTTTTGCTGCACTGCCTTGTTGGTAAAAACTAAAACTGGTGTTTCTGAATTACGCCAGTGCTCAACGTCAAGGAATCGCTTGATCATTTGTGAAACGGTGAACTCTGTAAGGCCCGAGTCTCTAAGGGTGTTAAGGGTCTTACGTAAGATAATAATTTCCTTATAAGAATAACTGTGGCTCATAATCGTACGTGGGTCACTTATGAACTGGGTGACCAGACTGTTGACGTTCCTTTGACTCTTCTTCTTAACCTTTGTTTCCACTTTCACTTCGGCCTCCTCTGGGTCTCCACCTAAGATCATTTCTTCCTCCAGGCCGCTTGCGGCTTTCTTTACCTTATTAGTATCTATATTTAATACTTCTATAGAAGAGTCACGTAATCCGCAAGCAGTATGGGCCAAACGTGGTTTTGATGGGGTCACGGCTGACCCCATCATAGGGTCACTGGTGACCCTATCTACCCACTTATCCACAGCCCTAATGGGGTCACCGCTGACCCCATCTGCTGGTGCATAGTTAATTGTGTAAACATTCACTGAAGGCTTTTTACGGCGTCCAATTGTAACCACACCTGACTCTTCTAGCCACCTAAGGGAACGCTTGACAGTCTCTTTGGAGAGTACAGAGTAATCAGCAATCTGTTGTACGGAAGCACTAACTTCTTTGGTACGGCGCTCCATAAGAGCGATAAGAGATAATAAGACTTGCATGTCCCTAGAATGCCCAGAGTCACGTATCAGTTCATGCGCCCAAAGCGGAACTGCCAAGAATGGCCCCTGGAAATGGTTGGTGGTCATGGGTCGGAAACTGTACACACTTTTGAGGTACTTAGCAACGGCGTTGCAAATATAATTTGACGCTGGTACACTCTTTGCACCGGGAAGTTGGTGGTTCTCCTACCTGGTTGTAGGTCAGCAAACGCCGGGGTTAATGGGGTACAATCCTTATTACCCTGGCGTTTGCCCTTTTAGGAGACCTAATGAACGAATTAATCAAGTCACTTAAGGTGCTTGTTTCAGATGTAGTAACTTTTTATTTCATGGCCCACGGATATCACTGGAACGTAGAAGGCCAAGACTTTAGTCAGTACCACTCTCTTTTTGCTGACATCTACGAAGATGCCTACGGATCAATTGACCCCATTGCAGAAAACATTCGTAAGCTTGATGACTACGCTCCATTCAGTCTTAAAAAATACATGGAACTAACTACCGTTACTTTTAAAGATGTTGAGCCATCCCCTAAAGCAATGGCAAAGGCGCTTGCAACAGCAAATGAATCTGTTATTAAAACTTTAAATGATTCTTTTGATAAGGCAACAAAAGCCAACGAACAAGGTATTGCAGACTTTATTTCAGGTCGCATTGACATGCATAAAAAATGGGCATGGCAACTCCGTGCCTCAACCAAGTAAGGGGACATAATGGCAGAGAAAAAGAAAGCACCGGCTAAGAAAACAGCAGCTTGGTCGCGTGCTGAGGGCAAAGACCCAAAGGGTGGCCTTAATGAAAAAGGACGCAAGTCTTATGAAAAGGCAAACCCTGGAAGCAATCTTAAGCCACCGGTAAAGAAAGAACAGGCAGCTAAGTCTGAGAAGTCAGCAGCGCGTCGTGATTCTTTCTGTGCACGCATGGAAGGCATGAAGAAGAAGAACACTTCATCCAAGACAGCCAACGATCCTAATTCTCGTATTAACAAGTCTTTGCGCGCTTGGGATTGCTGACATGGCTGCTAAGAAGACAAGCAAATACAGGAAGGGAGGTAACTAATATGTGTACAGCATGTGGATGTGGTTTGAAAGACAAAAAGGACCCCGGGTATGGCAAAGGGCCTGCAAAGAAGAAGGCAGCTCCTGCGAAGAAAGCAGCAGCCAAGAAGAAGTGAAGTCTTAAATAAATGGTAGTTACCATTGCAAATGAAAAAGCCCCCTTGCGGGGGCTTTTTCTTTTATGTGGTTAGGTCACCAAGCACTAGTGTGCTCTGACACGACATCAAATATCTTTTGAAGTAACTCTTGAGTTCCATTGAACCCAACCTCTGAGCCGTCACGCATCAAGAAGATAACGGAACCAATTAAACTCTTTTCGTCAAGCTTCTGATCAGCTGGGGAAAGCATCTCAACTGCTTCTTCCTTTGACTTTGGAGTAAGCCCTTTATCTTTAGCCATGCGCTTAACTAGTGCTGAGGGCATCATCTCAAGAGTTTCACGATCATATGAAGCTTCGCCAAGATCTGGCATTTCATCTTCAATAACTGTTTCTTCTGAGTCATTCAAGATAATAGGAACAAGCCCATTAGTAAGTTCCAAAGTAGGAAGCTTGAGGTCAATGGCCATTGAGGCAACCTCAACAGAGTATTTCTCTTTGTCTTGGTCCCATAGCACAAGGACCATACCTTGTACTTCACGCTCTTTAAGTGTGCGCACAATGTGTGCGTCAACATCTTGAACGACCATTACTGAGGTTGCTTTACTTGCTAAAACTTTAGGGGGATCTTTAACTTCATCTTTTGCAACAATTGAAAAGATTGCTCCGTTGTCCAATACCCAGTCGTAGACAACTTCTAAACCGTCTGTCATTTTTCCATACCAGGGGATAATAAATACTGATGAAACACCAATGTCATTTAATCCAGCTTCAATAACTTTGCGTGGTGCAACTCCAGCACCAACAACACCATATGCTTCTCTCATGGTTTCTCCTATCGTAGGTTCTTACGCTGAGCGAGATCACCCGCTAGCGTAAGTAATCTTAATAGGGTGTGCACCCCACCCGCAACCGCCGTGACAGCTAAACCTGAAATTATTAAGTCATCAAGTTGGCAGATTGCAGCAGCACCATAACCAAGTGCGATGCTTGCTAAAAGCTTTACCCATGGCATTGGTTCTTTTGGCAAGAGCGCATCAATTGTTTGTACAGTTTTATAAACAGCAAGGGAACAGATTAAGAAAAGCATTATGGGTAAGTTACTCCTGGTATATGGTTAAACGTAATAGTCCACTCTGGATCTGGGACAGTGCCGTTACTATACACTGGAGCAGTTCCAGTTGTAAGTTGTGTTACTGGTAACAGGTTGGTTAGAAACCTATTTGCTACTGCTCGTGTCTTTTGGTAGTTAGAGTTGTACACAGAAAAATTTTCAATTGGTAGTCCAGGTGAAGCGCCGTTTGGTGCTACTGGGTTATACCACCTGTAGTCAGAAATAGTATTTCCGTCTACAAGCCAACCACCAAAAGATGTGGTTCCATCAAAGTATTTGCCATTTGCCGCGCGCTCTAACAACATGTAATTAAAGTGTTGTTGTGCATCAACAACAGATTCTTGAAATATTGCAAAATACACAGGTGTGTAAGAAGTATAGGTTGAAGGAACAGTTAGCCTCCAATATTTAATACCAGCTACCGTTGTTGCTGTGGTTGCCTGTGCTACAAGCACTGGAGCAGGACTAACGTTGCCATATGGTGCATCTTTATACAAAGCAACTTTTATAATACTGTTCTGTGCTGGTGAAATTGTTCCTGCCTGAACAGAGAAATAAAGGTCATCATTAGCAATTACATAGATGTAATTTGAGGTTGTTTGCAAAACATTAACTGAACCACCAGAAGTTAAATCTGGGATGTATCCCCAAAGTTCGTTTCCAACAGTTGATCCTCCAGTAGCAGAAGGAGTACCACCTTCATATGTTGTTGTAAAAGTAGAAGTACTAGCAATACCTGCGTCTAGTTCAAGAGAAAAAGTAGACGAGGATGGCGAACCACCGTCAAACAAACCAGCAATGATTCGTTCTAGGTTTGGGTCTTTTAAGAGGTTCACTCTTTGTGCAAAAACTTTAACTACTTTATTAACTGTATCAATTTCAATATCAGACCCAGTTATTGCCTGCATTGCATACTCAAGGCTTCCAATGGTTCCTTCAGACCGGCGAAGATAACCAATAATGTTCATGAGACTACGTAAACGTGCTGAACCAAGTTCGTGTGCGCGTAGGTCAACTCCAAGGTCTTGTGCAAGATAATCAAGCACTTCGCTGTTAGCAAGCTGTGGGTCTTTCATTGAAATCATGAAGTCAAGCTCTGTCCGAACTTTGTCAATTTCAAATCCAAAAATACTTAAGTAACGGTAAAGTGGGCCACCAAGACCTGTTGACATATTGTCATCAAGGGTTCGGTAATACTCTGGAATCTTCCTATACAGATCATCAACACTGTTATATTTTGCTGGCGTTAAAACAGCAAGTTTTGCAGTTGGTTCGTAATACAGATCACCATCTCGTGATTCAAACTTTACAAACATTGTGTAATAAGCCCATTTGCCAGAAGGGACTTTATGGTAATAAATTTTTGAAGTTGCATCAGAAGTAATGACAGTTCCATCACTAACTGTTGGTGGCTCCCCATCTTCTGAATAAGCAATTAACAAAGCAGTAGCTACTACTGTTGAGCTAGTTGGCGCCAAACTAAGGTCGTTAAGAGGGGCATCCCATGTAAGGATAATTTCCTCGTAGTCACTAACCTCTGCGGAAAAAAACGATGCGTAAGGTAAAAGTGATCCAGACCTAACTGGAGTATTTAGAATTGGGGCAACTAATAAATCGTCTGACTTAAGCCTTGAGTCATCATCAGTACGTACCGTTAAGCCTACGGAAGCAGCACCAGTACCCGATGGATACTGAACATAGCTACCATATTCTGCTGATAATTTTTGAAGTGTAAAAGATTTACGTGCCATATCAGCTCGATGTAGTAATGCCACCGGAGGTGGTCAGGGTGTACGTGCCTTTTTTAATTAATTGAATATTTGTAGGAGAACTACCAGAAACAGTAACAGTGGCGTAAAGAACACCCTCAACGTTATGTATTGCTCTGTAAACGTCACCAATTTTAAGATCTTCACCAAACTCAATTCCATTTAATTCAAACAAAACATCCAGAGCACTAGATACCGCTGAACTAACCGAAGACGCAACGTAGCTTTCATCAACATAGATTGTTGCACTAACATTTTTTGGGACTAAAGTAATTGTACTTCCCGCCAAAACAGTTACACCTAAAGTTGCTAAAGGTTGAATGCTACTCACAATCTCGCTTTGAACAGAAGCTGGGACACCAACAGAAGCTGCTGAGTAAGAAGTGTATGAAGAAATATATGGTAATCCATATACAGTCACACTTCCACCGCTAGTTAGAGATGGGTCGTACTTAGCTACAGCCTTATATACACCAGGAATAATTAGTGCAAGGTCAACAAAATCTTGAAGTGTTACAGCACGATTTTGTGATTTAATAACTGCTTTAAGTGATGTTTTAATTGAATCAACAGTCTCACCACTACTTCCACCAATTGCTGCGCTAGAAGACACGATTGCAATACCAAATGGTTGCGCTAATTTAAAAGAAGTTATTTTGTTTTGACTTAAATTTCCAGCAGCACCACTGGTAACGTTATAAGTTGCTGTAATTTTTGAGTTTGTTGGAGGAACCCTACCGCTAATCCTGTTACCAAATACAATTTGAGTTTCGTTATTGGCATTTACATTTACTGAATAAACACTACTTGAGGTTGGGGCTAAGGCAACATCTGTAATTTTATTCCATGCAGTAGGTGTTACCCCATCTTCATAAACATAAACTTGCGCGCTTGTTGGAACTGCTGAAGTTTTTGCTAAGGAGTATTTTTGTCCAACCTGGCCAGATGCGGAAGTTGTCAAAACTTCTTCAACAATTTTTGTTCCTTGAGTTACCGGAATTGCAACGTTGGATACACCAGAGTTAATAACAACTGTTGAATTAGAAAAGAATTCTAAATTGTCAGATTCACCAACACCAATAAAAACGGTATTTGCTGGGATGGTCACAGAAGCTGAAGAAGTGTTTGAAACATAAACAGTTGCTGTAGCTGATGTTCGTGTAAACGGAGTGTAATCAAATAAGTTGGCTAATGCCAACATGCTTTCCTTTTGTGTAGCAGTAGAAACAAAGGCTTCCCCAGCAGCACGGTCAATGTAATAATGGAGGATGTCGCCCATATAGGCCCACAAGTCAACCATAAGTACACCAAAGTCAGAAGGATCACGGTCAACCCATTCCGGAGTAACGCGTCCTGCTCGGAGCAGTAAGTCATTTCGAATATTTGTGTAGTCACGACTTGCAAAGTCAAAACCAGGTGTGTTCAATGCCATGATTGCTCCTAAATTGAGGTGTCTTCAGTAGTAATTCCAGGTGCTGCTACCCTAAAGGATACAACCTGAGGTGCTGCTAATGGAATCCTGTAAACAACAGTTATACCTAAGGTTGTTTCACTATTGCCATATGACGCAACAGTATCTGGGGGGGTTAACTTTATATTTAAAATGTCAGTACGACTAATATTGTCAGAGGCTTCTTGTTTGGCGTCAACAATAAAGTCAGCAATTGAGAGATCATCAATTGATTCGTATAGTAATTGATTAATATTTGCACCATAACGATGTCGCATAACACGTTCGTATTGATTGGTAGTCAACACATTAATAATTTTTTGTTCAGCAGCAACTGTTGGAGAAGACGTTGTGCCTACACGCCCACCACTAAAATTAAAAGGCATTTTTATTGATTTCATTATGCTGAACCTCCGTCAATTCCAGATCCAGAACCTGGACCAGAGACTATGTGTACATTTGACATTTTTGAATCTTCTACAGCAACAAGTACTTGGTCACCAGTAGAAACTGTCGGTGCATTAATGATAGTTGACACGGGCAGCGAAACTGCTGTTCCAAGTAACGCAGGTATTTGAACGTACACGGATGTTCCTGCACTGTATGAAACTACACCTCTGTAAAGTTTCATTCCGTCATACATAAGTCAATACTCTTTCAACGCTACTTTGCCATCTATTATTTACGTATTTTGAGTCTGGAGGGCTTTCTGCTAATTCAGTAGGTGGAACAAGGTATTCAGAAGTTGTATTAAAATCTCTAGATATATTTAAAGTTGTCATACAACTGGAGCCTCCAATTGTATGCTTTACTGCTTTTACATACCATAATCCTTCAAAATTAGTTTTGTAACCTGCAATGTTAACAATACCACCAGGTACTGTACCTATTGTTGCGCTTGTTTCTAGTACTGCATTAAATGGTAATTTTTTACGAATTTCAGCGGCAACTAATTTTTGTGCCTCACCAATCGACAAAGCTGAACTACGTAAAGCTGAGTTATATTTTGAACCATGGCCAACACCAGACCATGAAAATTCTGGATCAGTATGGTCCCCTACAGATGTGTTAACCGTTCCCGTGTCATCAATAGAGTTAACTGAATAGTTCCAAGAAACACCTTCTGGTGTCAGGTACCCAAAAGTTCCATTAAATTTAAGGATTGAACCTGGGGATGGGGTAGATGAGCCAATTGGTGCAGTAAGCGTTTCATACGATGGCCTTCTACCAATAGCTTTAAATGGGTCCCAAATATGCATATGTGTGGCATTTACAGAAATGGAATATCCATAAGTAGCACAAAACGTGTTTAAAAATTCCCAATCAGATTGTTTAGCTTGTACAATTCTAGGTAATTTAAAACCATCGTCAATTACATCTAAACTAAAGCCATACGTTTCAGCCATATCTTTAGCAATGGTTACAACAGAAGCATTTTCCCATACTCTAGTTTTAGTGCCTTTCATATTTAAAGATGCACCAAAACACACAATACGTGTCAATTGAAATGGGCTGTTATTAACAATTGACGATCCGCTAATAGCTTCGGGCTCTAAATAAAGAACATAACCACGAAACTCAGTTGTTCTACCCGGACCTAAAGTTACAGTTACACTAACTGCTGCGTCAATGTAATCGGTAATTGCCTTAGGTGGTATACCAGCTACATGCAAAGAAACAACATCATGTTTGTTTGCCGCTAAATCAATAACAATTTTTGTAATTGCATTGTAGTTAACCTCAACACCATTTATTTGTACAAAAACTTTTGGTGAAAGAGGGTTACCACTATGAACTATCATGTTGGAATCCTTAATACCGTACCTGTTGGAAGTACATCTGGCCATTGGACTTGTGGGTTAATGTCAGCAATTTCCCAATATCGAGAACTATCATTTAATACTTTTGCAGCAAGTATTGGAAAGGTATCCCCATCACGTGAGGTGTACTGGTAGTAACTGCCCCCATTGTTAGTAACCCTGTCGGCAGTACGACCGCCATTAGATAAACGGTACCTACTTGAAACTGTGTAATTTGCCATAATTAATCCTTACCTATCCAACAATTATTACAGGAGTGTTGCCAAGCCAATTTAAATAAAAATTGTGTTCACCAATAGGGTTTTCCCCATTTACAACAAAGCTTTTAGTGCCAGTTCTAGTTATGGATGCTTCTGATGAAGCACTTGCTGACACAGATATATCAATATCAACAATATAATAAGATTCCATAAAGTATGAAGGAAGGTCACGATGGTCATCTTCAATCCATGCACTTTGTGCTGTATTTGAGACTACGGTAACGTCACCAAAAGTTAAGTATGTCCTTCTTCTAATTCTCTTAGCACCTGAACCTGGCTCAGAAGTACCACTACCCCACTCCTCTTTAGAAGAGGCAGTTTCTGATCCTGAATAAGATCCCATTAATTTAAAGGTTGTGCCTGATGTATAAGACTTAGCTGCAAGAGCAGTTCTTGCTTGAGATTCAGATAACCCTGCCGTTGCGCCTGCACCTAGGCCATAAATACTCATTGTCCAGTTATATGTAATAGTTGGGCTTGACCCAGACTCATAAAGTTTTAAAATTGAATCAACATCGTTTCCATAGCGTGTCTCAACGCCATTTACGTTTACTGTGTAACCACCTTCTATTGGTTTAACACTTGGAAATCCAGTATAAAAAGTTCTATACAGACCAGCTTCTGAGCTAGTGAAATTGGTTGAAATTGGATTTTTAATGGCGTATAACCAAGCCGGTGCATATTGTGGTTTAGGATCATCCCATTCTCCAAAAGTGTCAGCACCGTTTCTTGGTCGACCACCAGTGGCAAACTTGAATTTGTCCATTGTTTTAGCTAATGAAGTACTAAGTTCTTGTTTTGCTGCAGCAGTTTCTGCATCAGCTGCAGTTTTTGCGGAAGCTGCGTTTTCTAAATTTTTAGTTAAAAATGTATCTTGCTTTGCAAACCCAATGTACATAGCACTCATTGAAAGTGTTACTTTACATTGCATTGGAACCATGTTTGTATTGAACTTTAAAAATGCAACACTAGTTCCAGTTACAAAACCGTCAACCATAAATAACGAAGAAAACAAAACACGTACTGGGTTTGGCATTAGAAATGCTGCGTTACCATAATTTGATTCCATAATGTCTTTAATTTTTACGTCGTCGTAAATAATTTCAGCAGCAGGTGATCCTGCTGAGGCTGAACTTTGATTTGCAGCAGCATACTCATAAGAATTTTTTAATGATTCCATTTGAAACGCAAGCATTTCTTTTGAAAAACCTTGACCAATTACAGAATATAAAACACGCAAATCTGCAAGAACACCTATGTCGTAAACGTCAAACTCACTAGTTTCTCCAAATAAATTTGCATTGCGGTCTACTGCTAGTGCTCCAGGTCCACCTTTTGCTAATTCCATAGACCTATCAAAAACTAAGTCAAAAGTAAAACTAGTAACAGCACCAATAGGTTGTGTCAGTTGGGCTGGGTCTTGAAGAATTGCGTGGTAAACGTCTTCACGCATTGACACATCTTGACGAATTTCTTGTGGATTAAATTGAAATTTACATTTACTTACAGGAAATGCTGCCCCTAAAGCAGGTTGGTCTAAGTTTCGAATATATCCACGATGTAGTTTGTAACTATCTTTTACTTTGTCAAGTGCTGCTTGGGCTTCAAGAAACCTAATACCCCTAGTAGGGTACGTAAAAGTTGGGTTTGTAATTCCACTACTGATTGGGTATTGATCAATAAATCCAAAATTTCCATCTTCGCGGTAACCCATTAGTTACTCCTCAACATCTCAAGTTCTAATTCACGGCGAGTTAGAACTGCTATTTCATGTGCAATCTTTTGCAAATCAATTTGAGAACCAGATCCCCCACCAGACACATTAATTGTTGGGCTGATGTTAAAAGTGTGGCCACCTGAAAGGGAAACACTTCCACCTCCGCCACTACCCCCACTCATTCTTGTACCCACTGGGTCTCCCGATGTTGTTGGTTCAGGTACATGTCGTGCTTGCAAGTTTTGGCGAACAAGAGTATTTTTTGGTGATCCTTTGCCTTGAAAACTTGCGTTTTCAATAGCAGTTGCAATGTCGTATGGGTTATTGCTTTTATTTTTTAAAGCGTTAATAACACCTACACCATGTTTAGTCATGTGCCTTACGTTGTACTCAAGACCCTGTTCGTAACTTGTAAAGTTTGTTACTCCAGCAGAGTTAAATTCGGTCCAACCAAGAGCGCCAGCATCTGGATTAGTGATTACAGCAAGAGGGTTAAATGCTGCTCTAGTTCCTTCACTAGCAATCCATGATGCCATTGCTTGAATGTTTGACTCTGTAACAGGTGCTCCAACTTTATTTAAAAAATCAGTAGACCATTGCGTGATACTTACACCAGATGGTGCTTGTCCACCAAAAGGCAAGTTTGAAGATGTAATGACATCAGTGCCACTAGCTCCTTTAACGCGCCCAGATATAACCCTTCGTCCAGATGGAGCACTAGACCCACCAGCACCAATTGGGCTTAGTTTTGCTGCTACTTTTTCAGAAATTGTTGGAGCACGCATACTCCTACTGGAACTCCTACTAGAAGAAGATTGGGAGGTACTAGAACCACCTGCCATTTTTCCTCTAGGTGAGTGATCTAATGAATCACCAAAATTTGAGCTTGGATCAAAAGGAGCTGCGCCAGCAGGGCCCCTACCCCAAGGTGCTCCCATTTTTTCATAAGCAGCTCTACCATTAGGGAGTTCTGCGGGTTGAACGTGCCAGTTTTCTCCATTGACATCTGCAAAGTGTTTTAGTCCGTATTTGTGAGCATTCCTAACAACCCAATCCAAGTCTCCACCAAGGTCTGCTGCAAGTCCAATTTCGTGCATAGAACGTCCTGGGGGTGCTGCAGGTGCTCCACTTGTGTGTTCCCAGTAGGCGCCGTCCCATTGCCAGTTCTTTTCACCATTAGCATTTGTTGGAGAGTTTGTTTTGGTATAACGGGATAAGAACATTGTTCGCTGATCAGCTGATGAACGAACACCCTGACCAAACGTAACATTTGGGTTGTCTGCCATCATTTTAGTAAGGCGTTCTTTAAATTGAGCGCTTAGATTGTTAAATGAAGTTTTTGACGCCGCTGCAGAAATGTTTTGTGGCATAGGAATACCAGCTGGGTCTCCACCGCCAGATGGGTCTCCAAATGGTCCCGTTGCAGATTGAAAAATTGATGTTGCAATTTTATTAGATCCAACTAAACCAAGAACTCCAGATAGCTTGTCTTCTAGAGCGCCAAACATTTTAGTCAAAGATTGAGTTTGTCGTTCAAGATGAGCGTAGTTGTCTACTTGACGACGGTAGAAGTTTTCGTCACGCTTTGTCTCCAGTCGTTGTGTTTCTTCAACTTGAGTAGCAAAGTTTTCCTCAATACCCATTTTACGACGATCAGCTTCTTTGCTGGGGTCGTACATACCTTTGCCACCCTTACCTTTAAAGGTTTGGTTTTGCATAGCATACTGAATTGCCTGAGTCTGCATTTCCTCAGGTACACCCATCATTGAGAGTTTTGAACGAGTAATTGAACCTGGAGCTAACGCTCCTTTGAGGATTGCTGGGTCAGTAAGTCCTGCTGACTTAACAATACCCTTCATAACATCCATTGCCGAGTTTTGTTTTCCGCCAATACCAACAAGAGATGTTCCACCCATCATAAACATACGGTTTACAGTTGAGGCGCTTGCTAGGTTGTTAATCATTCCAGTTGCTTCACCAGCACCCATGGTGTAACCAGACATGGTACGAAAAGCTTCAACGCTTGAAGCCTGTTGGCGACCACTGATGCCTGTAGAGGCTTCTAAGCCCATCAAAGCATTAATACCACCTGCACCTAGGCGGTAGTTGGTAAGGGGCATTCTGTAGGTAGAGCTGACACCAAGTTGACTTTTACCAGTCATTTGCTGGTAAAGCACAGACATACGGTCTGCTTCTAAAACGCCTTCTCGTCCACGATCAAACCTAGAGTTTGCAGCGTCAATGCCCATATTGACTGCCGTAACACCCATATTTATGCGGTTCATTGCAGTAGCACTGAGGTTACCCATCATCTTGGTCTTGCCAAGCATGCCACCTACTCCACCAATACTTTCCGCACCAGATTCGGCACCCTTGCCCATTGCGGAACTTGTTGGTTGGAATATGCCACCAGCAATTTTGGTGCCAGCACCACCAACTTTCCCACCCGCAGAGTCGTTTACTGCTCCACTAACTGTTTCAGCAAACTTCTGACCAATTTTGTCTAAGCGCTTTTCAACAGTGTCAAGAACCCTATTAAGGGCAGACGTCATTTCGCGTTCTACTTTTTGGATGTTTTTGGATACTACTGCACCATCATCGCCAATGATTGGTTTATCTGCCATAGGTTCCTCCGTTAGGTATTACGCCATTTTGCCATACGGAACCAGAAGTCCCTTTGGCGGACAGTCATTGACCGTAAATCCGAGAGGTTAAACCCTTTGTAAACAGAAGCAATCAGTTCGTATTCCCAATAAGTATATTTGATATTAGCTAAGTAAAAGTGAGATCCAGTCGATCCTTATAACCATTTCTTCGTTACAGTGAGCGCACGGGACATTCACCGCCTCGAGCTTCGGGCCAGCCTTGATTTCAAGGAGGCTGCGAACAAGGTTATTACGGTCGGCAACATTAAGGGTTTTAGCCCATGCCTCAACGTCAGTAGGTGCTGTTTCCCCATCTTCCCAGACTGCACACTTTGCAATCATAAGGGTGTTCTGGGCAGAAGCAGATTGTGCGTTTTTGGCAATTTGCATGTTGTCTGCTGACGTAGGAACACGCAACTTAACAATTTTACCTTTACGAAGAGTGTGACTTGTTGTACCACGTAAATCTACGTTTGGTGTTTGAATTGGAAAATCCTCATCAAGATTCATAACAATGTCATTACTCTTGTTACAACTACCACATTCAACTTGGAAGTCTTTTGAAGTACCGTAGGTTGCCTTGATAACACCCAAGAAAAGAATGTCTCGATCACCGATTGTAAGGTTGTCTAATGCCGAAGGATGATCGCCAATGTTAATTGAACCAACACGAACAACAGTCCTCTTAAGCAAAGTTGCCATGTACTCACCATAAGTTACGGCATTTTTTGATTCTAAAGAAGCCATGTACTCTTCGTCAGCCCCAGTCATTTCACGCACTTCTGAGTCAACCTGCCACAACCCCGTAGCAGGGTCAATTAGGCCGCGCTGAAGGGTTGCTGAGACTGTTTCTGGAGCGTGTAGTTCAGGAACTGGTTCACGGATAGCGGAGTTAACCGCGTCTGCGTCTGTTTTAAGTGTCAATTTGTAGTCCTATGTTTAAGTATTAGATTGATGAAAGTTTTTCTACGTCTTCTTTAGTCCAGGCTATCACAAAGCCTTCGTGGTTAAGAGTCATCTGTTGGACCATAATGCCACTGTCACCAGCGTTAAGGTCGTTCAATGAGTAGGTTCCAGGGAAGCAGTTAAACAACTTGAAACCAAAACGAGCATCACCAACATTTCCTGAGTTCCCATTTACGGCACCAGGGGTACTGTATGAACCAGAAGAAACAGGGTGATCAAAAACTTTGACAAGGATGTCACAACGGTAGTCATTGTCCGCACTTGTTGAACCACTTGAAGCCTGGTTCCACGAATGCAAAAACTGCTGCCACTTGTACAGTTGGTCCTGTTCAGCAAACACACCACGGCTAAATGTAACCGGAGCAAAATCTGACTGGCCAATAAACTTGTGCGGGTGGGTGTTCATGCCACCTTCACGGTAACCAACCATTTCGTTGTTAACTGAGAGACCGGACATAGCGGCAAAGCCGATGCTTCCTAGTCCTGTAGTAGCGGCACCAAGGGCGCCTGAGGTATTGATCGTAACCTGGAATTTAAAGTTACGAATTGGGTCTGTTGCAGCTGAACGTGCCATTTATTACTCCTTAGAGATTCGATACGGTGTTAGAGCCGCCAGTCCATTGACTGACGTTGATTACAATGAATTCGGCTGGGTATTGTAGGGCTACTCCAACCTCAAGGCGTACTTCACCGTTGTTGATACTGGTTGACGTATTGTTGGTGCTGTTACAAGTAACGTAAAAAGCTTCTGCAGAGTTGCCACCCTTAAGACCACCAGCACGCCAGAACTCACCAAGGAAGGCTGAGGTTGTCATGCTGATACGGTCCCATAGGCGCTGGTCGTTAGGTTCAAATACTGCAAACTGCGTTGCGTCCTTAAGGGACTGCTTAATGTAGTTAAGCGAACGGCGGATTGGGATGTATTTGCCGGGTGAAAGCTTGTCAAGGGTGCGAGTACCATTAATGATAACTCCCGCTCCAGGAACCGACTTAAACAAGTTAATTCCGTACTTTGCGTAAAGGTCATCTGCTTCTGTTGGTGTAAATGTAGCCGTGAGGCCAATCGCATTGCGAACATCAGTGCCATAACCTGCAGGAGCCTTAGCAACCGTACGAGTCACTTCTGAACGAATGTACGCTCCAACAACAGCGCCACCTGGGTAGGTGTCACGAATTGCAGCAGGCCCAGTCTTGGTTGGATCAGCCATCTTGAGCATTGGGTAGTACACCGCTGCGTATGACGAGGGGGTGTAACCCTGTACAGTACCTGCACCAATGGTTGCAGCATCAGTTGAAGTTGACGGGTCAATAACAACAAAGGAATCACCACGAGTTTCGGCCTTAGCAATAAGGGCGTTCACAACGAGGCTACTTGTTTGCCCAACGGCATTTAAGATAAGAACACCTTCAATGGTTTCAAGTTTACTGTTAATAGCAGCCGTGTAGTCGTCACCAGTAACTGCGGTTCCATCAACCGATGCGGAGAACTTCTTCTCAGTAGTAATGAATTCCCAAGTAGCACTAGCGGCTGTAACACTTCCAGCAGAAGCACCAACTACACCATTGATGTACTGGGAGTAGGTGTTCAATACAGTGGGCGCATATCGGTTGTTTGCTGGATCTGTTGAAATCTCATTCCAACGCTCAACTTCAGCACCATCAAGATAAACGGTCAAGTTAAAAGTAGGGATAACCGATGCAGTAGCAGTAATTGCTCCGGTGCGGTTGTCCGAGTTAACTTTTACAGACAAACCTTTATTGGTTAAGGTTCCGTCAGCCCATGCTCCAGGGCTGGTTGCACTCAACGTAAGGAGTGAACCAGAGGCTGAGCCACTACCAGTTGGGTAGTACGGAACAGTTGCCGTAGCAGTTGTTGCAAGAGGAGCACTTCCAGAGGTGTGCAAAACACGAACAATGTAGGCTTCACGACCACCGTTTGCAAAGAAGTGATAGACAGCGTAGCCAAGTTCATTGTTAGCACTGATATCCCCATAAATTGACTTAAAGCCACTCCATGAGTTAATCAAAGTTGCAGCAAGTGGACCGCGCGGGGCAGTACCAAAGAATACGGCAGTTGAATCGGCGTTGTTAGAACGTTGGGTGTTGCTAACTAACGTTGATTCACTTACGTATACACCTGGAGTTGAATATGTGGCCATTTAAAATACCTCCAAAAACGGCGGGATGAATACAGAATTACTCGAATTGTTTATGTTTGTTATCTTACCAACAACAGAGGTGACGTGCTTGAGGGCAGTCATATCTGAAGCTGGTATCTCGGCTGACATATGAATTGTGTACACTTTTCTAAAGATCCTCTTGCGGTACCCAGCTTCTCCATCAAGAAGGTCACTGTTACCCCAAGACATAAGGTCAAACCTACGAATTGTCCCATCTTCTGGGACGTCAATAAAGCCCTTGCGCAAAGGTACTACTCGGCGCATAATCTTTGACGTAAGTTGACGATCATGAAGGGCACTTCGTGCGTATGTAGATACCTGGTAGATCAAGGTAACTGGCACAAAGGAATCCATTTTTAAGTAAGCGCCTGCACCAAGGGTGGTAGACATACCTGCAGCATCTAGTTCTGACGGAAAGTAGTCAATAAAGGACGGCGAAAGTGAAGCTCCAGCAAAGTCGTTACTGTAGTAATAGTTCTGTTCAGAATGCTGTAACGCCCTATTATGGGTAATGCCTACGTTTTCAATGGTAATAAATGGGTAGTTTTTTTCTTTCTCACCATCCGGATACCTAAAGAACACATCAGCAACGCGAGTTGCTTCTCGGTCATCCGAAACAGCAATGTTTGCAAATCTGGCTTTTACAGCAGCATCTTCTGCCAAGAGGAATCCAGCGTTACTCAATTGTAACCCCTAAGTGACATTTGTACATCATCATTAAACTTAGATTCAAACGTTCTAATAAGGGCATTAGGTGATTTTTCACCGGTGCCGTACTCAAGCATCTTGGCTTTTTCTTTAATTTCATTTGAACCATCAATTGAAACTTTTACAGAATTATTATTTAAAATAGAAACTTTAAGGGAATCAGCAATTTCAGACCAACCCTCTTGGGTCTTGGCGTGTTTACGAACTTCAGCCTGGTACTTAGCTGCAAGTTTACGGGTCTTAGTATTTACCCCAGTTGATTTAGTGAATTGCTTATTAAGACCGGTAGAGCCAACCAAAATAGCGGCAAGTGAAAGACTCAAAGAAGAAGGTTTTGAGGAAGCCAATCGCATGGCGCACTCTCCGAGTCTAGGCAGTTGGGGCACTCAACGCTCGTTGAGTACTCCTATTCTACTCTATTATTGGAAGTGTTGCAGGCCAAGGAAAGTTGTCTAGACCAAGCGCACCAGGGCCTGGATCATTTAGGAACTCTTGGTTAATAAATGTTTCTTGACCTGAAATAAGGACAAATATGTCGTCTTTTAGACGACCTCTAACCTTGTAGTCATACACCGCATAGTACCGTCCGTCATACAAAAATAAATCATTTAAATGGTCACGGTATTCGTATGGTGTAGAAATACCAGCATCACGCATGTCTTTAATTGACACAAAAATGTCCATTGTTTGAACAGGCTGTCTGGCTTCTGGAATAGCCCTTTTTTGATCTTCATTTTCAGACCCCAACATAATTGGGATAATTACGCCATCTTTATATGATTTGCCACCAGTTCCGCGAATTCCTTCGTCGTAAACATCATCATAAATACTGTTTACGCTGGCAGAACCCAGGATGTTAAATTCATACCAAACTACAGTTTCGTTAGCTACCTTATGGTGCCTACGAAAGTGTTTGTTAATAATGTCAAGTTCTCTACGTACATCCATCAGTAATAGGCGTTAGTGGTCTGCCCAGACCTTGGGGTAGTGTCAATGTAAACATCTGTGCGCAAGTCGTCTTCAAGCACTTCACGATTCATGATGCCAGGGTCAACATCGGGCCACAAGCGTTCCATGGGTGAGTAGTCACCAAATTCCTTGGGCTTGTATAGCGGAATAAGTCGGTTAGTTGTACGTGATGTACGACGCAAACTAAAGACCTCAATACGGTCAATACCAATGTTAAGAGCAGTGGCGTGACGTTGGTATTCCCCTTCCCATTGGGATAGCAATGACTGAGCCATGCGGAAACGCTGGCTGGCGGGGATGTGCACAGACTCAGATGTAATCACATCAATATCACGGCTGAACTCGGTCATTAGAGCCCACAAAGACTCACAAATGGCGGCAATACCAATTGCGTTAATGAGAACTTCAGACATTCCGTCAATACCTACGCCAAGGTCACGGATATGCTTTTCTAAAGCGCGCTGCGAGTAGAAATCAAGATCAGCAGGGGTAAGCCACTCGTAGTAGTACCCTTCAATCATGATTTTTGAGCCAGAAGCTGGCAAGGTAGCGAGGCGTAAAATACCATTACGCTCATCAAGTGCATAACTAGTTGAAGCAAGTTCTGTAGTAGCCCCACCAGATGTGTATGTTGCGATCCAGATACTGGATGTGTCAATGTTGACATGACCCAACTCATATGTACGCCCAGCAGCATCAAAGGTTACTTGAAAGAACCTTGGGAAATCTCGTAAATAAGTACGAGCAATTGTGCTTATATCAGCAAAAGTGGCCACGTCTATAGTGTACTAGATGTTGCTAGGTGGCGGAAGAGTGTCCTGTTTAGGCTGATTGTAAGCGGGTTGTGTCTCTCGGTTGCGCGCACTTGAAACAGTGCGCTTTAAAACTACCTGCTGAGCAGGGATATTTGTGGGCTTAGGGAGGTTACTCATGCGTAACGGATGTAGTACTTAACGTACATTGTGTTTGGCTGGATGTTGATAGGGGTAGGGGTAGATTGTCCAGCAAAACCAGACACCAAACCACTTGAAAGTGGGACATCAACTGTGTGTGTATGTGTGGGTGCGGGTGAAGTAGTTGTGTTATAGCTAATTGCCATACCACTACCAGCACCCCCAGCATAAGTTACGCCGTCTCCGTAACCGTCTCCGTTGGTGTCATACAATGCAAGGTAACCATTTGGTGGGTACTCTGTTCTTCCACGAGTAGCAAAGTCTTGGTCACCGTTGCTTGGGGTGTGAGTGTGTACCCCACCGTCTTGTGCAGTTCCAGTGTGCCCGTGGTTAATACTGTGTTGATGAGAAGGGATATTTGTTATCCCAATATCAATTGCGTTGTCCAAGTTTCCAGCAGCAGTTCCCAATGCTCCACCAGCAGATGGTAGGCCAGCCATATAAAAACCACGGAAATCTGGGAGGTTAAACGTTGTTGAGCCATTACCAGTTCCATAAGGGAACGTAGCTCCACTGTTTGTAAGCACAGTATACAAAGAAGAATAAGTAGTACGGGAAACTGGATCACCATTACACTCAATCCATACAGCACCATTTGGAGCAACTGGAGAAACCCAGGTAATAACAGTCCCAATCGGTACGCCTGGATCAATAGGAGTAATTGCTAATTGAATCCACGTAGATGCATCGCGCTTTACATGCACACCAGATTCGCCAGTTAAGAGCGTTGATGTACGCAAGTAAAGATCACCAATATCGCCTGTGGTAGCTGCCGGATAAGCGGCTGCTCGGTAGGCAATTGGGGTGTTGATATCACGACGCTTGTCAACAATGTGTGATGCAAGGACTGTGGGAATACCTTGAGCACGGTACACAGAAGCCAAAACCACATCGGTAGCAGGATTGAAGTAAGACAAAACGTCTACTCCAATTGTAGAAACCAAACGGCTAGACGACTTAGGGTGCGTTGGGTTTGCCGCAGACTCTGTTCCGTAAAGGCCAGTTAAGACCATTGCAGAGCCACTGAGGCGTGCTACAACTAAGTCAAATCGCCCAAAGGTAGAGGTAGTGGGTGGTTGTGGGATAGTTACGAAAGTGTTTTCAGCAACTGTGTAAACCACATTATTAAGTACGACCACACCCCCAGCAACTGATACTGCAGTATTGCTACCAGCAACAGTAGGAGTTACAGCGCAACCGCTAATAACACCAGTCTTGTCATTGCCAAGAATCTCAAAGTCAATTGAGTCTGGCTCAGCCTGGTCTAGAACTGCATACTTGTTACCTGAAGTGGTATCAGTTGCATTGGGGATTATATAGGCCATCGGTTACCTCAGAGGGTGTCGTAGATGTTGCTGCTCTTGCGAAGGTAGGCATACAAGTCCTTGGGGAGCTTGTAACGCTTACCATCAACAAAGTCATAAGAATCACTGCCCCAGAACATTTTCCATGTTCCCTTAACACGGGCGTTTACGTAGTCGCTGTCAGCAGACATTACTGTCACTGGTTCTGCAACAACAACTTCGTCTTCCGAATCGAACTCGTCTTGATCTTCAACTTGTTCAGCAGTGAATGCTGAGGGCTTCTTACGTGCTGCCATGATTTCTCCTTATTGAGTACATAAATGAATATGGTGGGGGTGATTAACCACCCCCACCATACTACATCATTCTTACTAAATAACTCAGGTGGACGAAATTGCTCCACCCTTGGTGTTGATGATGACGCGAGACTCGTGGGTGATAACACCGAAGCCCCAAATTGCGTACCAAGCCAAGCCGTGCTCACGACCGAAGTCAATGACACCACCGTCACGGAGTTCAACCGGGAGGGCAATAGCGTGACCGAATGCGTTGTCACCAATCATGATTGCGCTGTATGAAGCAGCATCAGGAGCCTGAGCACCTGCGGTCACTGAGTCAATGTCAGCAGGAATCGTGAGACCCTGCTTGACCTGCGTGGTCTCAATGAACACTACGTCGTACAAACGACCGATTTCACCGAGCATGAAGTTGCCGGGAGCGGCGTACTTCGTGACTTCGATGAATTCCGGCCAGTCACGGAGCGAGCGGCTCTGCGACGGGTGGACGAAACACACGTAGGTGTCGCCCAAACGCGGGATGTTCTGACCAGCGAGGACTTCAACTGCGTCCTTGATTGAGGCAGGGCTGAGGTAGCCAGGCGACGAAGCGGTACCAAGGGTGCCAGCATCGTACGGAGCAATTGAGCCACGGGTTGAACCCAAGGTCTTGCGACCGAAGACAACGCTCGGAGCTACAGCTGATCCACCAGCAAACGGAACACCATTCGAGTAGAGGGTGTTACGAGCCTGGATGTCCATGCTCTGTGCCATGTGACGACCGAGCAAACGTGAAGACGAAGCCATAACGTCATCGAATGCTGCGTTGAGCAACAATTCGGTAACGGCAACGGCCTGTCCGTGTTCTGACACGGTAATCTGGATCTGGCTAGCCGAAAGGGCTACCGGCTCCATACGCACACCTTCTGACAAGGCTGCGCCAGCGGTTTCGCTGACTGCCAAGTTGTTGTAGCGCATGAAGTTGATGGTCAAACCAGGCTGAACGCCAAGCTCGGTCTTCTTGACAGCGAACTGTTCAAAACGAAGAACCGGCATAGCCTGGAACAAGATTTCCTTGGACCAGATCTGCTGG